GGCGGCGCTTTCCTTGCTCGCCGGCATTGTGTAAGCCCAAGCGCCCGGCGGCCACGCCGCGAACGTCGGCTGCCACTGCGCGCCGGTTTCCTCATCCGCCCATTCGCGCAGCCCCTCGCAGAACGTCGAAAAACGGAACGCGATCAGATCGCCCACAATGCTTGCTTGGATCATCGCCATTTTATAGCCAGCTCCCGACGGCGGCCTTGCCGACACAATCGGCGTAACAGTCGAGCAGCTTCCCGCCGGCGTCCAGAGCGCCGTCTAGTAGCCTTACCGTCGATGCTTTCGGGGGGCTCTTGAGATTAGCCCGCAAGATCCCGTAAATCGTCGTTTCGCCGACGCCGCTCTTCTCGATCAGCTCCGCCACTTTGAGCACTCGCGCCGACTTCATCAGCCGCGCCATCTTCCGGCCGAACACGGCCGCCGGATTGTCGCCGACGGCTTCGACCTCCGTCGGATTGCCGATAGCCGGCTTGGCTTTTTTCGCCGGCCGCGGCCGGAGTGTCTTCGTTGCTGTCTTCGTTGCTGTTTTCTTCATGTCGAACCCCTCGAAAAATAATTGCCCGGCGACAGCGGGCGGTGAACGTCGCAGCCCCTTACGGAGCCCAGTATCGCCGGCGAGCTGCCGGCGAACTTCATCCCGAAAAACCTTCTCAGGCCAGCAGCCTACATAGCTCCCGCAGTTGTGGAGGAACCATTGCCGGAGCTGCCGGCGTATCTCGCCGTCGCTCCGGCCGGCTTCCCGGCCGTTTTTAATTCGATTGGCGATCCGCTCCCGGAATCGATCGCGCCAGCTCATCGGCCTAGCCTTTCAACCAGTGACACAGGCCGGATTCGTCCGCCTGAGCCCCGGCGACATACCAGCGGCCGGTCTGAACTTCGACGGCGTCGATCGTCCCCAGCGGATAGCCCAGGCGGGCAGCGACGCAAGCGGCCGCGATCGCTTGCTCTTCCGTTTCCATCCCGGCGAACGAAACGACCATGAACTCCGAAACGTTCCCGATGCTCGAATGGCTCATATTAAGCCGGATCCGGAACCCCCGGATCCATTGAGCATTTTCGATAAAGATCGCTTGCGAGTCGTACACTGTTCAGCCTTTCAATTCTGCCGGCCGTCTGTCGCCGCGATTTGCAGCGACCGGAAAAACAACCGACTTCCCGATTTTAGCAAGCCGCGATCGGCTTGCAACCCCAGACCCCGAAAAATTCGGGACTATTTCCGGCCGTAAGCCAGATCGGCGTCTTGCTTGATCCCGGCGACCAGTTGCCCGGCCTCGACTTCGCCGACGTTGGCGATCAGCCGCCGCCGGCACTCTTCCAGCATCCGCCACTGAGCCGGCGTCAATTCGCTATCGTTCAGATCAGCGATCAGGCTTGCGAGAGTTGTCGGGGAAGCGATCTTGTAAAATTCGTTCATGTTTCAGCCCTTTCGATTCTGCCGGATGTTTCTCGCCGCGATTTGCGGCGAGCGGAAAAACAACCGACACACGTAATTTATCGACTCCCGATAATTTCGGCAAGAGCAATTCCCGAAAATTTCGGGAATTATTTTCAGATCAGCAGCGCGGCCCCGGAAACGTCGGCAATATTCCGGATCGACAGGACGGGATTCCGGATCCCCTCCGCGATCGCTCGCCGGCGATAAATGTCGGCGAGCTGTTCAGCGATCGCCGCGCTTGTCACGTGCCCCAGGAACGCCGGGCGGCCGTCCCGGGCGATCTGTTCCAGATCCGTCCGCTCGCAAATTACTTCCAGCAACATCGAAAAACCCTTTCATCCTAAAAGGAAGCCGGCCGGGGGAATCCCGGCCGGCGTGATCGACCTACTTCGCTTCCCAGATCTTGCGGGGGATCAGAAGAGCGTAATCGTCTCGGCATCGCTGGATCATTCCGCCGCCGGCGTACAGAATCCGGTTTGGTGATTTCGGATCCGGAGCGGCATACGTTGCGACGCCGCCCACAGTCCCCAGGATTTGCCCCTCGATCGACGCGACTTCCATCCCGTGCGCGGCCGCCATCCGCTTACAATCGGTCAGCGTGCCGGACAGAACCACGTTGTCGAGCGTTGTCGCGATCAGGTCGAGCCCGTAATGCGAAGGATGGGTAATCAGCATTTTAATCAGCCCTTGTCTTTGCCGGTCGTTTCTCGCCGCGATCGCGGCGAGCGGAAAAACAACCGACGGGCCAGATCTTAATCGAACCGCCGCGCGACTTGCAAGAGCAATTCCCGATATTTTCGGGAATTTATTTCCGCGCATAAAAACGGCCGCGGGGTCGTCCTCCCGCGGCCGCCGTTCCCGAACCGCGCCCAGGCCACGCGGTCGTTCTGCCGGTCGAAATTCTAGCCGGCTCGCTCTTCACTTTCCAGCCGGGCGAGCTCTTCCCTTTCCTCCGGAGTGTAGCCGGCGATTAGCTCATCCGCCGGGGGTTTCGCCTGGGGCTCCGCCGGGGGCGTATTGAGCCGCTGGGCGTTGCCGGGCAGCTCCGGCGACTCTCCGGCCGTTTTTTCGTCCCGGGGGCCCGGAACGGCCGTTTCCGGAGCTTTGGCGGGCAGCTTTTGCCCCTCCGTGCTGAACATCCGGCCGCCCAAGATCCGCTTCGCCTCTTCCAGCTTCTCCGCCCGGAACTTCTCCGGATCCGCCGCGAACCGCTTTGCTAGCTCGCCATTTTTCGCCGCCGCGAACATCGCCGCGGCATATCTGGCCGCGCGAACCGCCTCCTCTTGCTTGGCTTTCGCCATCGCTTCCGCCTGGGCAGCTTCCGCGGCCGTCGGCACCTTCCACACGCCGGCGACGAACATCCACCCGCTGAGTGCCTGAGCAACCAGATCGACCGCCCAGCCCCTCCGCTCCGGATCTGTCCAATCTTGTTTGAGCTTCTCGACTTTCTGAACATCGAGCCACGATTCCTTCGCGATCTGCTCCGCCGTTCTCGCGTCGAGTTTCTCGACGTCAAAATCATCCGCCAAGTGCCCCAGGATCCTTGCCATTGTGAAAACCTTTCCTAAGAAACAACCAGCCCGCCGGCGAAGTGCCGGCGTCAATTCGATTTTTCAGCCCGCTCGATTGCTAGCCGGACCAGCCCGCCGGCCGGATCGAGCGGATCGATCGGCAGCCCGCCGGCGAGCGCCGCCGCGGCGGCCTTGATCGTCCCCAACCAGTCGGCCGCCGCCCCTTCGAGCAACCACCCGCGGATCGTCGCGAAATTTTCACGACAGCCGGCCGGGCCCCATTCGTTCATTTGTGCGATTCTCGCCGGACAGTCGCAGCCGGGGAAATCGCCAACCCCCAGATCCCGCAGGATCGCCCGGAGCTGCGACCCCGGCCCCGTCGTCAGCTTGCCGGAGCTGCAGCGCGCGACCACCTTCCGCGGCGGATGCTTCGTGATGATTTCGCGGCCGCACTTCCGGCAGCGAACCTTACCAGCTTCGAGCTGTTCAAAGTCGCATCGCATTTTAGAGCGCCAAAACATCCAGGGGGGTTATCAGATCGTAATAGCAAGAGTCAACCAGATCTTCGATCGGCGTTCCCATAAACGTACCTTTTGAAACATACTCAGCGTCCGTGATCGCTTCGCTGATCGTCGTGCAGTCCGGCGCTGTGCTGCCTAGATTTTTCAGCCATTCATAGGACGTTCCGGAACCGCTCGCCGACGGAACAAAATCGGAAAATGTTAGCTTGATATACAAATAATAATCGCCGTCCGACGCCAGCGCGACCCGCACTTCCCAGCCGTAATACATCACGTCCGCGAAGGTGTTGGTGACGCAGGGGAGAGTTTCGGGATTGTCATCAATCGCCAGCTTCCAGCAGCAGGTATCCGCCCAATCAAATTCAGCCAGAACCGTTTCGACGCCGTCGGTTAGATAACTAACATCCCAGCTAGTGCCGGAGTCGCAAGCGGCGCGAGTTAAAACATAAGTCCCGGAAAGATCTTGGCAGTCGGCATCGTCGCAACCGTTGATTGTCGCCCCGGCGTTCCCAGTCGCGAGCGCGGCGTCAACGTCAAGCTGGATTTCGTCGGGGGAATCAGGGTCGCAGATTCCGCACGGCTCCGGCGGGCAAGTGTAGTTGCAACAAGGATCGTCTTCCGTCCCGTCGATCCAGTCGCCATCTTCGTTGGTCGCGGGGAGCTCATCAATTAGCATTACCGTCATCGATCGTTATCCTATGGCGGAGTACATGGCGCGGCCGTCAAGATCGTTTCCCAGGCCGGCGTTTCAGCGGAGCACAATTCGAGCGCCGCCGTGACGCGCTTCATTTCCAGTTTTCGCGAAGCGTAGCGGGCATCGATAACAACGGCCGTCGGATGCAACGCCACGTCGACCACTTGCCACCCGCCCATCCAATTCAAAACCACTTGATCGCCGGCGATCCCGTAATGTCCTCGCGGATTTGTTGCCGTTGTCGGCAGCGGATCCGGCGCAAGATTGAACGGCGACGGGCTTGTCGGCAAAAATGAACCTTCGACCAGCGTCGCCGCGCTCCCGCACATATTTTCCGCCAGTGTCGCCGTTGCCGTGATGCAAATTTGCTGGCAGTTAGTCACTTTCCAGTAATTTTGCGATCCGGCAAACTCGCAGCGCGTCGCCTTGAACAGCGCGCCGTCCGCCCAGCGCGGAAAAAAACCTTGATCGTCGTGAAGCGTGATCGTCTCGCCGGGCCATTTTCCTTGCTCCCAGGCGGCCGTAACCGTTCCCGTTGCTATCGATCCCGACGGCGTCCCGGATATATAGCCCTCGCATTCCCAGGCCAGGGTTTCCATCCAGATAATTTCGTACGTCGGGAGCGTCTGAACCACTCCGCCCGGGAGCGTTCCCCAGATCGTCGTCGGGCCCGTCGTCACCGTTGTATTGCTGCGGAACTGCGCGAAGCCCTCGATATAAACGGGATCATCTTCGCTGTCGGATCCCAGCAGCCCGGACCCAAGCGCCGGCGCTTGCCACATCCCGCGCGGCGTGGAATACCAGTCGGCGACGATGATATTCCCGCCGACGGCGTCGTAGTTGCCGGTCGTTGCGTTGTACTGGATTTGCGTCGCCAGCGCCGAACCGTTGGGCGTCAGCGGCGTAAGTAGCCGGAACTGGATTAGATTTGTTGGCGACGTGCTGCGCACGACATAAAGCGGCAGCCGAACGCCGCCGTATTCGTGCAAGCCGGACAATCTCGCCGGCCCGTAAAAATCCCCGTTTTTCGCGGGAACAGCTCCGCGCTTTGTGGCGTAGTCATCGACTAGCAAGATCCAGCATTTTTCCAGCCGTTCCATGCTGCCGGCGACCACCCGGCGAACGTAGCCCGGATGAACGCCGGAGCTGTTCGCCTGAATCATCCCGCCGGATGTTTGCGAGCTATCGTAAACCTCGACAATATTCGGCAGCCGGGGGTAATTCGGCAACGTCCGCCGCGCGGTATCGAGCGGCGCAAAGTTTTCGCCCTCGAAATCGATCCCGCCGGCCCCGGCGTCGATCGCGAAGTCCGGCAGATCGACCGGCATTCCGGGATATTTGAGCACTTCCGTCAACAGCCCGTCGCCCAGATCCCGAATGATCGTTTCCCGGATCGAATCATTTGGCAGCCAGCTTTTTTGAATCCCCTTCAAGAGCACGTGGGCGCGGCTTAGGGCTTCCGCCCCGTTGGCGAGCAACCACCCGTCGGCGAGCTCTTGCGCCGTCGCTTTCATTTCCGGCAGATTCAGAAACGTATCGCGCGTACGATGTTTGACGACGGCCGGCGTTGACGCCCACACTGTCGCGATTGTCCCTTTGATCGGCTCCGGCGTCCGCGTCGGAATGTCAAGCCACGTGATCGAGTTGCTTGTCGCCCAGTTGCTCGCGGCCGTCGTGTCGGCTTCCGTCCCGTAGTCTTCCAGCCGCTTCGCGAAATAAACCCGGATTTTTTCGGGAGCAACGGCCGCCGGCGGGCTCCACGGCCGGGCGTCGTATTCCAGATCGGCCGCCACTTCCTTGTCGAGCGGCGTCGCGTCGATCGCCAGCTTCCGGATTGAATAGGTATCGGCTTCCGGATCGTAAACGATCGTCCGGCTCGCCTGGGCGACCACTTCGTTCAGAAACCGCCAAGCATTATTCCCGGAGTTATACAGATCTTCCGGCGGCGGGCTTTTGATCCCGGCGACGTTGCGGAAAGCGCCCAGGCCGACAACGTCGCCCCATAGCAGCTTGAGTAGCTCGTTCCACGTGTAGGGCGTCCGCGCGGCCTTCACCGTTTCGCGGACGTAAAAACGATCGGGATCCCCGCCGGCCCAATTGCGACAATTCAGCGCCCGGACGCTAGTCGACCACCGATTGAGGAAATATCGCCAGTCCACAACCCGGCATAGGTAAGCGGCGTCGGGATCGTCCGGCCGGCCGCCGGGATTCGCGCGGTGCGCAGCAATCACCCAGACCTTGCGAAGCTTGATTTTTTTTCCGCCGGCGCTGAACACCAGCTCGACCGGCCCGCCCTTGCGCAGTCCGGCTCGATTCAGATCCCGCCGGAGCATCAGGACGTATCCCGATCCGTGCGACGCGCCGACCACGAACCGAAAGCTATTTGCCTTTCCGGCCGCCAGCGGATAAAGATCAGGATCCGCGACCAGCGCCGGAAAACCGCCCAGCGTCACCACGTTGGAAAACTCAGGCATTTTTACCTCGGCTCAGAACACGAAAGCCGGCCGGCAAGTCGTCCGGGATTCCAGGGACCGGATCGCCGGCGGGATGGATTGCGAAACGCCCCTCGGTTCCGTCGGGGCTGCAAGCTGCCCCGTTCAGGTCAAGCCCAATCGGCAGACCTACAAAACGCATCGGCTTCCCGCATTGCTCGCAGTGAATCTTAATGTCGACGGAAAATCGGCCTATATCTTCCAGGCGAGCAACCGACGCATTGACAAAAAACTGTTCATGTTTGCAAGTCATCAGATCGCCAAACTCCCCGGCGGATTGTCATAAGTTATTTTCTGCCGTTTCTTTCGCGGCTTCCGCGGCTTCCTTGCTGGAATGCGAAGATATTACCTTCCCAGTGATATCCTCGACCGTCCAGAGCAGCGTTGTTTCTTCCGGAGCATTTAGCCCGCCCTTGCGAAAATGCTCAGGATCGAGCGGCTCGACGATCAAAAACGGCCGGTAAAATTTCTTGCTCATGCTGCAATTCTCCGCCAGCTTTCCGACGGCAGGAACGGGGGCCACTCGACAAATTGCCGCGGCGGCTCGATCCCCGTTTCGAGCCATTGTTGCGCAAACCGAACGCCCTTAGCGGCCGCCCGGCGAACCGTTAGCGGATTCCAGCCGCAACGACAATTCCAGTCCCATGGCGGCCGGAACATCGCCCAGACCGGATCTGATTTGTGATAAATATTTGTCCCGTCCAATCCCAGGAACTCCAGGGCTAAATGCTCCGGCCGGGCGCGATCGTCGCGGATCGGATAATAGGCGCGATACGGGAAAGCGTCGGCAACGAACGGATCCGCCAGGGCAGCTTCGCCGCCGTCGCTGTAGGCGCTGTTTACATTGTTCCGAAAAACTTGCTCGACGTGATGTTCGGCAAGCGGCAACGTCGGGAGCTCATCCCGGACCCTCGCCAAAAAATCGGTCCGGCTCGTTTTCTCGAACACGTTTTCAGCCAGGATCCCGCGGAGCTGTTCGATCGTGTCGCGCTGGATCGCTCCGGAAACCGTGAACGCATTAGCGCGGGCGCTGGAAGCCATGCTGTAGAAAGTTTGCGGCGCGAGTGCTTCGGCCGTCGTGAGCTTTTGGAACGCGCTGTCGATAATCGGAAAATCGACTTTCGGCCCGGGCCCGTCCGGCGGATAGAACGCGAACCGGACGTCCCGCGGGGGGATCAGCGGCGGCCCGCCGGGATTCGCTCGCGCGAGCGGCGCGACAATGCCGGAACTGCCCAGGACGTAGCCGGCGACAGTCGAATCATAAACCGCGGCTTCGAGCTCGAAAGAAAACCGGCGGACTATTTCGAGTAGCCCGTCGGTCAAGCTGATCGCCTGGGGATTCGCGAACCGATCCAGCGCCGCCAGGACAGCGGCCGCGAAGCCGCGCGCGATCGCCGCGCCGGCTTCGCTGCCGGCGTCGATCAGCTCGTCCGCTTTCGCACTCCGCGCGCTCTTGGCCATTATTGAGACTCCGGCCACGTGCTGCGCTTGTGACGTAAAAGCGACTGGATCAGGTTGTCGACGGCGCGCGGCGTCTTGAGCCGAAAAACAAGATCGGCGACAACCCCGGGCGAGAATTCTACTTTTAGACTCAGGGCGACCGCTTCCGGCGGCCCCGATCCGTCCTGATTGTTACACCAATCGCCGACGGTATAGCTAACAATTCGCAGCCCTTCGAGCGCGACGCGCCGCGAGCTTACGGGGGGGATTCGCTTAGCCATTGCGTTCTTTCTCCGGCTTGCTAGTTTGACCGACCAGGGGCCCTTCGCCTAGATCGCAGAACCTTTCCCGTAGCTCCGGTGATCCCAGCCCGCCGGGCGTCGCGATCGCGACCGAACCCGGCCGGCAGCTCCGGAGCACAGCGCCCAGCGACGCGCCCGGCGTTTGGATCGCGATCTTCGACCCGCAGGCGAACAAAGTAAATTCCTGAGTAAACATCGCGCCGACGTTTGACCGGCCGCAAACCGGGCAGCGCAGGAACAGCTCCGACAGATACCAGCCGACCCGGACCCGATCGACCCAGCGATCCGGCAGGTTTGCGGCTTCGATCGATTCGCTTTGACCATCACTCATTTTCCGGATTCTCCCTGAGTTGTTGCCGCGCTGTCGAGCTCCGCGATCGCTTCGCCGATCCGCCGGTTTGATAGCTCGACTTGCGACGCGCGAGCGTCGAAACACAAATACCGACGGCCGGCGAGCACCGCGGCCGCGGCCGTCGTGCCGGATCCGCTGAACGGATCGCAGACCACTCCGCCCGGCGGACAGAACATCAACACAAATTCACGCGCGAGCGACTGGGGGAATGGGGCCTCGTTGTCATGCGCCAACGGGGATCCCATTAGCCCGCCGCCGACCTTATGCCAGCGGACGTTGCCGGGATTCGCTAGTTTCGGCTTAGCGTATTTTTTCGCCCGCGTCCGCTTGTCGCTCTTCGTGCGATTTGTCGCCACTCCGCCGGCTTCGTATTTCGGGGGCTCGCCGATCGCCGTTGGATCGCCGTAAGGAAGCTTGACCACGTCGCGCGACGTTGCGCAAACGATAAGCTCGTAATTGTCCCGCAACCAGTCCGGCCCACCGCTGCCGGGCGTCCCCCAGCGCGCGAATATTGGGGGCTTGCGTACCCGGAATGTGGGCCCGAACTTGTCGCAGCGGCAAGCGCAGAACGTGCCGGTCGCCCCCAGGGCAGAAAGTCGCCGCCCACAGCCGCGACACGATTTCGAGCGCTTCAGATCCGCGACCAGCATAAACGGCGTCGCGCTGTTCTCGAAATCCTTTGTAAACCCGTTCACCACGAACGCGACCAGCCCGCGGGATACCCGCGTCGCTTCCGTGAAAATTTCGAGCATCCAGGAAACCCAGGCTTCGCCGACCAGCGACGTAATGCCGGGCTCGCCGTTGTAGCGTCGCTGCGCTTCGTAGGGGGGCGAGCCGAAAATCAGATCGATCGACTTGCTTTCCATCGCGCGGAGCGATCCCAGCGCGTCGCCTTGCGACACACTGCCAAGTCGAGTTATCAGGCTGTTTGTAAAGCTCATTCGGGCTTGCTCCTGGGATCGGCCGCGGGATATCGGAAACCGTAAACAAGTCGCTCCCGCGCGGCCGCCAGAACGTCGGCCGGCAGCAGATCCGGGAAATGGATCGCGGCGAGCTCTTCTGCCAGCAGCACCCAGGACGCGCCGACGCAGTCGCCGGGATCTGGCGCGGCGATCAGACAGTCATACTCGCCGAACATAAAGCAGCCGCTGGGCGCTGGGCGCTGGGCGCGAATATGTACGCGCGTCGCCGGCTCGCGAATCTTGTAAATCGAAACCGTTTCGCCGATCGCCGGCTCATCGCCGGTCTGATCGAGCGCGTCGAGCTCGCCGGATTTCGACAGCACCACCCGCAACAGCGCCGGAGCTCGCCGGAGCATTAGCGACCGGCCGTCGGCCGGCCCGCCGTGAAATTTGATCGTCATTTTTTCAGCCCTCACAAAAGAGAAAACGCCGCCGGCACAATGCCGGCGGCGGGCTCGCCGCGCACGACTCCGCGCGGCGAGCTGTTATTCGTTGCACCCATTACGCAATCTCCATATCGGGGAACAAGTCGAGCTGCCCCCGGCAATCGCCCAGGCCACGCAGCAGGGGGAGTTGCTTCGCCGGCCGGGCGTCGATCAGGATCGGCCGGAGCTCCGCGGCCGCGGCCGGCTCTTCGTCGAGCTCGACTTCGCCGACCCCGTCGCAATCGCGGCAAGCAACGTAGCCCGTCCCGTTGCAAGCGTCGCAGATTCGCCGCTCGCCACCCGTCCCGCCACAGCGGCCGCAGGACAGCTTGCAACCTTCGCACGTTTCACAGATCGTCAACATTGTTCAGCCCTTCGCGTTTGGTGTTTCGTGTCTCGTCTTCCCGATTTTACCGGGAAGCCGGCCGGCCGGCAAGAGGGATTCCCCGAATTTTTCGGGAAATCCCTGGGCGGCCGGCCTTTAGCTTGCCGGCTTGCCGACAACAGTCAGCCGGCCAGTAAGCTTGCAGAACGTCACGCAGTAGCGGGAAGAGTGCATTGCGGCCGGGCCCCATGTTTCGGCGCTAAAAGCGGCGAGAGTGTATTGGGATTCCCAGCAGCCAGCGGACGGCGTGTACCCAGCTTCTACGACCGCGGCCTTGAGTTGTTCCAGCGTCATTTTTCAGCCCTTCGCTTGCGGCCGCGAATCCCGCGGGAGAAAGCCCCGCGGCGGAAGATTCACAACCGACACACGTAATTTATCGACCGGCCGGCGGCCGGTCAATCCCAATTCCCGAAATTTTCGGGAATTATTTCGGGCAGCTATCGCGAATAATGCACACTGACAAGCCGGCGGAGTAACTTGACAGCGGCGTCGGCGACCGGCTCGTCGGCCTCGCCGGCGGCCGCGCGTTCCAGGCTGCGGATTAGCCCGTTCCGATTTACTTCTAGGGTCGCGATAATCCGCTTGGTGAGCTCGACAGTAGACGCCGCGCCAGTGACGTTCAGGCTTTCCAGATTCGCGAGCGTGCGAAACTGCAGCGCGAGCGACTTGTTCAGGCGGGCGATTTGCTTCCCAGTGATTTCGATCGATGTTTTCGTGATCATTTTTTCAGCCTTTGAAATGGATCCCAGGGGAACGGCCGGCGATCGCCGGCCGCGGAGCGAATGAACCTAAGCGGCGGGGAAATTGTGTTCCCGGAGCGCGATCGCGAAGGCGACGTCCTCCGCGTAGCCCTCCGACTTGAGGACGCGAACCCGATTAAAAATGAGCTCTTTCGTGAGCTCCGGAGCGTAACGGGTCTTGAGCCCGGCTTCCATGCGGGCCAGATTCTCTTCGATGTTTTGGCGGATGAAGTTTGTCACTGTTCAGCCCTTTCGCGTTTGTGGTGATTGTCTCGACTCCCCGATTATATCGGGAAGCCGCGCTGCCGTCAATAGCAATTCCCGAAACTTTCGGGAATTATTGGAAAAATACTGTCTTGGCGATTTCGCCGACGCAAACCACCCGCGAACATCCGCAGCGCTTCGCGATCCGCAACCAGCGATCGACCTCCGCGGCCGTGCTGCAAACCTTCGAGAAACCGTTCATCCCGTAAGCCGTAAGCGTTGTCATTTTTCGATCCCCCAGGGGGCGGCCGGCGTCGCCGGCCGCCAGTGATTGAAACTAAACCGCCAGATCCGGGCCAGCGGCGACGATCGTCAGGAAGTAGCTGGCGATCGTCCGCGGGTCTTCGACCGACGCGAACCGGAACGAGCGGCCGAAAGCTTCGATAAAAAACCCGTCATTGGATCCCGCGACCACTTGGCACCACTTCCCCGGGATCGCCCGGATCGAGTCGCAAGAATTCAGAACTTCGGCAAGCGTGATCGTCTTCATTGTTCAGCCCTTTGTGTTGGTGATTGTCTCGACTCCCCGATTATATCGGGAAGTCGATCGATCGTCAACAGCAATTCCCGAAACTTTCGGGAAATAATCCGGCGGGCTTCCTTGCCCGCCGGCGTCCGGCCCCGGCTTATCGCTTGCGCGGCTTCCCGTAGGCTGTCAGGCTTGCTTGGAATTCCATCGCCCGCGACCATGTTTCGGCCGTCTTCGGATCGCCCTTGGCGTGCTGGATCCGAACCGCGGAGTCGAGCCCCAGGTGGGCGTGATGCTCGCCGCAATCGATGACCACCTGTTCCATTTCATAGGGAACCATTTTGTAAACGCCGTCAACATTCCGGAGCGACTCGCCGCGAACAATCTCCCGGCCCACAGCCAGCACGGTAAGGAACTTGTCGTAGGGCTTGCCGCCCATCGTGATACAACCACAGCGAACCACGTCGCCGGGCTGAACGTCGGCCGCCGGCTTGCTCCGGATCGCTTCCAGGAAATTGCGGGTCGCGGCCCCGCGCTTGGTGAACTGCCGGCCGGATCCGCCGCAACCGAAACACGTTGTTCCGTATTGCTGGCAGTAAGAATAATTCCCGGATCCCCCGCAACGGCTGCAGGTCTTCGTTTCGATCTTGTTCAGGATTTCGGCGACTTGCGACATTGTTCAGCCCTTCGTTTGCGGCCGCGAATCCCGCGAGCTGATCAGCCCGCGGCGGAAAGATTCACAACCGACGCCCCTAATTTATCGGGAAGCCTCGCGGCTTGCAATAGCAATTCCCGAAATTTTCGGGAATTTATTTCCGCGCATGAAAAAGCCCGGCGGAATCCATTCCGCCGGGCGTCGGGCGTCGATCGACCAGATTAAGCCGGGACCAGCAAGCCGGCGAACTTCCGGTCGCTCATTGTGATAATTTCCCCGCCCAGCGTTTCGAGCTCGCTGGCTTCCGCCGCCCGGCCGTCCCGATCGGCGACGTGCGCGGCGGCCGTGATCGACTGACACAATCCGAACCGCGACAGATCCCCAGACCCCAGCAGATCCGCCAGGATCGCGGCCTTGCGTTCATCCGTGATCCCGTATTCCTCGCTGACATTGGCGACAGCAACCCGGGCGTCCGGCAGCTCTTGCGTTGTCGCATTGTTCAGCGCCGCGATGTAGCCCGCGAATTTGCCGGCGTCGAACGCCGTCGCGATCGCGTCGTTCACCTTCGACCAAATTACCTGGGATTCAAGCCGGCGCGTTTCATCGCTCTTGACGATCAGCCCGTCGCCGGCGTCGTTGGTTTTGCCGGCGTGGATAATCGACACGCCGTCGGCCCATACGTTGAAATTCGCACAAACTCGCCGCATGATTGCCAGCTTGACATTCAAGCCACCTTGGCCCGTTTCGCTATTGTCGAGCCGGACCGCGGCGTTGTGCACGTCGCCCGATTGACCATACCAGCGCGATTGCCAACCGTCCCCAGGGTTAAACGTGCGATCGGTGGAGACTTCCGCTTCGATATGCGGAGCCACTCCGAACATCTCGAACCCGCCGTCCCAGAGTCGCGCCTTCCAGAGCTGCGCGCCGACTTCCCGGAACTTCGTCGCCGCACAGAAAAACAGATCCGAATTGTCGAGCGCCCGGTATTTGTCCGACAGCACAGCGCGAACCCGGCCGTCGAGCGTCCGGACCAAAAACCGCTTGCCGGCTTGCCGGGAAAGGATCCCGCGGACCAGATCGCCAAGAAGATCGTTGTACTCCCGGCCGGCGAGATTGTCGGCGAACTTGACCGGCACTTCCAAGCGCCCCAGGAGCTGCGAGCTCGCCGTTCGCGAAAGCGGCATCGCCCCGACCCCGGCCTTGAGCGCGATCCCGTTCGGTCGGTCGCTCTTGCTGGCTTCATCCGCGGCCCGTTCGGCATCTTCCCAGGACAGATACAACCGGCCGTCGACTTCAAACGTGCGATCGCTGCCGGCGAAGACCAGCAGCCCGTCGTCGGTATAGCTGAGTTTCTCGACTGGATAGATCAAGTCGCGCTTCGCGGCTTTTTGTCGCTCGATTTCAGCAACCACGCCGGCGATAGCAGAACGATCGAAAGTCAACCCCATGAACTCGTGAACAGCCATTTTTCAGCCCTTCAAAATTTCGCGGCCGTTGATTGCCGCGGGAAATCCCGCGGCGGAAACAACCAACAACCGACAAGGGAGAATATCGCATGGCGGCAAAATCATTGCAACCCCAATTCCCGAAATTTTCGGGAATTCTCTCAAGTTTTTACCGGGCCCCGGAAAATGGCAATTCGTCGCCGTAGGATCCCACCGCAACGGGCTCATCGTCCGCGGGCATATCGGGATTCGGGGGCGACCAGTTGTCGCCGGCTTCCTTCATCAGTGACGCGAGCCGCTCGTCGATCTTATCGTGAAACTCCCGGGAAGTCCGGCTCGGTTCCCTTTGTCTTCCTTCAATGATAAGGTTCCAAACAGCTTTCTCCGCATTGTCCGTGTTCATAAATTGCGGATAGTTGCTTTCTAAATACTCCGCGGCAACATCCATCCCGACAACGTGATCATAGTCGCCGCCGCGGCCGTCCTTGCCGCCGCGGTTTTCAACCCGCTTCAAGTCGCCGGCGTCCTTGCCGAGCATTTTTCGCAACGAGTCTTTCAGATTCTCGCGGTCCCGAAAATCTTGGATATGCTCGCCCCAAACTTCATCCATGAATTGCGCGTATGTCTCTTCACTCATTCCCCATTGTTCAGCCTGATAAGCCATAATTTTTTTCAGGCTGCGCGTATTTCCAGGAGCTCGATCAAGCGCGTCCTTCTCCGCGGCCGTCTTCGCTTCCTTTTTGGCGGCCGTCACTTCCTCGCGCTTCTCATCAAAAAAATCAGCGACGCCGGCGAACTTGTCCTCGCCGCTCTTCTCACGCGTCGCTTTCTGTTCCGCGAAGTAGCTCCCGGATTTTGTGACGTGCATCCCGCGCATCCCTCGCGGACCGCCGGCGATAATGTTCCCGTCCTTGTCGAGCTTGACCGGGAAGCCTCCGACGTGCTCGCCGCCGTCGCCCTTCCGGCCCCCGATCGTCACCCAGCGCTCGCCGTTGCTGGATCCGCCGCCGTCGCCGGCGAGCTGCAAGAGCTCCGCGTCGCTCGCGAACTGCAGCGCCGCCGGGCTGATCCATTCCCCAGGACGATAGTAAACGCCGCCCACAGTCGAGCCGCAGAGCGGCCGGGCTTGCCTGGGCGTCAATCGGTCCCGCCAATTACACGTGCGGGCGCGAGAGTCGCCGGCGCTGAATTGAGAATTTCCGTAGCCTTCCGCCGATGCACCAACAGGCGGGGAGTCCCCCGCGGATTGTGGGCTCGCCGGCGGGCGCTGAAAACCGAATCCACTAAAGATCGAGCTGGATCCGCGGCCGCCGTCCTCTTTCTCGCCGCCGCCCATAAGCTGCTGAATTGTCTCGATCAGCGGCTTGACCTTGATTTGATAGGATGGGGCGCAGCCGAATTCCCAGCGGACAAGCGGCCGGATAATTTGCTGATCGACTTGCCGCGCGTAGCCCTCTCCCTCAGTCTGCAGCGCCGCGAGCAATCCAACCATCGGAATCGTACGGCCGTTGTAAGCGTTGCCGCCCTCCGCCGTTTCGAGAACTTCCCCAGGCACTTCGAGCCCCTCGACAATCTCAAGATCGAGCTCCTTCTTGTATTCATGGATCGGCGTCGCGCCTTCGACGGCCGTCGGGCCCGTGTATTCCCATTCGTAGTTACCATCGGCCGTGCGATCGCTGGGGATCCCCATCACTCCGCCCGATTGCCGGAGCTGGATAATCTCGCGCGCTACGTCGCGCCAGCTAACGACTTCGCCCCCGGGCGTCAGCGTGCGCCGATTTGTGGGATATCGCAAAATGTCACCTACCCAGGCGTCCTTCATCATCCGGAGCTGCCGGAGCTTGATCGCGCCGCCGCGCTGCCACTTTTCATGCCAGGGCGCGTAAGCGTGCTCGACAAGAGATTGCCCGTAGTAATTGGAATAGCGATCTTTGTACGTGATCCAACAGCCCTTGGGCGCAAATAGCGCGAGCTTCCCGCCGGCCCCGTTTTGGCAATTGTTCAGCGTCAACCCGACAATCTTCCCCTCGCTAACCAGCGGGCGTATGTCGCGGGGATGAAAATCCCGATACCCGCAAAACATCGCCCGGCCGGCGTCCGGGCTGTTTGCGTCGCCGGGCTCAAACATCGGCTCGAAGCCAGTCCAGCCAATATGCTTGGCCTCGACAATAACGGGCCCGGCGAGCGTCCAGATTTTTTCCCATTGCCGCGCGACATATTCCCGGATTCCAGGCGGACCTCCGACAACCTCAATTTCCATCTGCGCGAGTAGCCCGTTCCGGATCGCAAGCGCCAGCGTCACCTTGTGATCGAACATCATCAATTCGGCCGTAACCGCGGAAAATGGCGGCCGGTCTTCATAGTGGAACAGCGCCCCAGGATTGCCGACCCGCCGCTTGTATTCCTCCGATTGAGCCCGCTCGCTTGTTAGCTGATCGTGAGACAATTTAGGCCACTGAAACCATCCCATCGCTCATTCTCCCCTCGAAAGTAACGGGCCGAGTCTACTTTTAATCCGCGCAAGTCGTTGCGGGGTCTAATGTAGTAACAAGTAAAGTAAAACGCCCCGGCGCGCATAAAAAAACCGGCCGGGCCTCGCGCACGTGTATATTACTTGCGCGAACCCCGGCCGGCGATAGTTGGGCCAGCTTGCCGGATCCTAAGCGATCGCGGCGAGCGGATCCACGTCGCAACCGCCAGCGCCGCAACCACCGCGGCGGCCGCCGCCGCGGCGACGCCGGAACGGCCAGATCGCCAGGGCTTCGCCCGGATCGCGGCCCTCGATCAGCTCGCCATCGATCGGCCGCGGGAATTCAACCGGCTTCGCCGCCGCCGCCGCGCCGATCCCCAGCGGGAAAAACAGCGACGCGCCCAGCAACAGCAGCAAACCAAAAACGCACAGAAAACGAAACATCGGGAAACCCCTCGAACAAGATCCCGGCCGGAAATAGCGGCGGCCGGATCCGCTTTACTTCCGCTGCGCCGACAGCTCCCGGTCGAGCTGATCGGACCGCTGAACGCCGGTAAGCGACTTAATCACCTTGCCATCCGGCCCCAGAATGATCGTTGTCGGCCAAAGTCGGATCCCGTATTTTTCCCGGGCTTCGCGATCGGTCAGCGTGATGTATTGAAAATCGTCGCCGTCAGTCTTGCCGACTTTATACCCCTTGGCTGTCAGCTTGTCGGCCTCTTGCTTTTGCGTCCCACAGTGCGGGCAGTGCCACGTCGGGGAACAGATCAGCGCCCGGGCTTTCGGCTTCGCTGCCGGAGCTGCCGGAGCTGCCGGAGCTGCCGCCGGCTTGGCGGCCTCGACAAGCTGCCGGGCGTCGCTCGCGAGCGCAGAACGGGCCAGGACGCCGGCCGCCGCGCTCTTCAAGTGCCCGGTTTGCCGCTCTTCAACCGTCGGACCGCTGGGGGAAAATGCGGCGGCCGCAACCGCCAGAAACAAAACGATCGCAATTGCGCGAAACATCCTTGAACCCCTAAAAAAACGCGAGCCCCGGCAGCGGACGAACCGACCCCGCCAGGGCTCGCAGACTAGAATCCTTCGCCGTGATCGATCAGCGGGAAGCCGTCGGGCCCCGTTTTGCGCTGGGGCGGCCGGTTTGCGTATGCGGCGTGCCATTCGTCCGTTGTGTACCGACGTTCGGCCGGCGGCGCGTCTTCCTTGAACAAGTGCCGATGATCGAACAGCCAGACCTTGACAGCGACCACCGTCCGCTCAAACAAGTTTTCGCGCGGGGGCTGCCCCGGAGCGCCGGCCGGCCGATCGAACAGCGCGACGGCTGCAACCACCAACAATAGCAACCACGGTAGAAACGAGCTTTTAGTTTTCATGCTGAACCCCCTTCAAAATCGCTGGCAGGCTGTTTTGCCGGAAGATCGCCGCGGCGCGCGCATCATAGGCCTCAGGCCGGAAATTGTCACCCCTAGATAGCGGCAAATTCAGCGCCGCGAGCCCTCGCTCCCGGCCGGATTTTTCGTAATGTACCCAGTCACCATGCTTTAGATCGCGCCACTTGAACCCGCCGACGCCGGCCAGCGCGAAGCTGTCCCGGCCGCGGAGCATCCGCGTCGCTACGTCGGCGTCCACCCAGAAAGATCCTTCCGGCTGATCGTCCGGCCACTTCGGACCGCCGACCCAGGACGGGCCCCAGGAATTCAGACACAGCAAGCCCGGCCGATCGTAGCGCACCCCGATAAAACACATGCAATGCGACCAGGATCCCGACGGCCGGCTGAACCCGTCGGCGTCGCGCTGGCTGCTGAATCCTTGCCCAGAACAAACGGGAACAGGGTAGCCCGACTTGATCGCGGCCGCGGCTTCCTCGAAATCGACCACTAGCGAAACATTTCGGACCGGATGCTTCTTCGCCTCATTGTCGAACCGGCCGTTATCGCCTTGCCCGCCGCAACCGTAGTTTCCCCAGTCCTTCGCGCGGCGCGAACTGTATTGAGTCAGATCGAAACCAAATTCAGGGTAATCGACCCGGAACGCGACGCCGTAGTCGTGCAGGAACTTCGACGCCCCGCCGCCGTAGCTGCCATCGCCCCAGCCGCCGTTCGGGGGCGGCCCGCCGTGCGCTTCGACTCGCGACCCGCCATAAATCGACTCTGTCGCCGCTTCAATCCAAGAATCTTTCGGGACAACCCCGAGCTCGCAATCAACAGCAAGAGTGATATCGCAACCGTGCTTGTATCCCCAGGAAACACAATCCCCGATCCCCTGGGATCCGACCACAAAATCGCGGCCGTACTTCGCGCGGTATCGCTTATACATCGCGCGATAAAGCAACACTTGCGTTTTGTCATCGTCGCGAAACAACCCGGGGGCGGCCGTCGAAAGCGATCGGCCGGGGAGAGTAGCAACGAAAGCTTCGGTCCGATTTTTCTGGGGAACCCAGCCGAATTGCCCGGCCGGCGTGCCGGTCGCATATTCGCCGATCGACGCCGGCGCTTGCGTGATCCGGACGAGCTCGCCGTCCCTCCGGATCGCCGGCCCGACGGGCTCAAGCTTCCGCCATTGCTCGATCGCCACGCCCGCGACGATCGCAACCGCTGCGACCCCCAACAGCGCCCAGGCCAGCGGATGCTTTTTTTTGCTCGACATTCTTACCCCTTAGAATTGCAACCCGCGGCCTTAATGCTCCGCGGCGTATTTCGCGCAAGCCGCGGCCGTGCGCGTCGCCTTGATCCAGCTCTTGACGTCCTCATCCGTGAGCGGCCCGCCTCCAGTGCCGACCTGGGATTCCATCCATTTTTCCGTTTCGGCCGCAACCCCGGGGTATTTCGACATAAACGACCAGCCGCCCATTCTGTATTCCCGGAGCGCGATCCGAAAATCGTCGATCTGAACGCCGGTAGAAAACCGCCGCTCTTTTTTGGATTGATCGTATTCGATCCCGTCGGCCAGCGCCTCGAGGATCGTTTCAAAGTCGTGCGCGTGCCGGCGAGCTTCGGCGCGATCGTCATTTGTTGCGAAAGCCGCAACATAATCCGGGCCCTCCGCCGGCCGCGGCGCAGGCGCTGGAACGATCGCGGATCCCTTGAACAGCTCGCCGGCGAACAAGATCGCGCAGCCGATCATTGCAGCCACGATCAGATTGCTATTGTTGTTTTGCATCAGCTCGCCACCTTGAAAAAAACGCGAAGCCAGAACTAGGCGGGCGGCGGGCTGTAAAGCTTCGCCGCGACGCCGGCAATCGTCGCTTGGATTTCGGCCTCCGGGACGCCCTTCGATCGCAGCGCCGCAACCACCACGTCGAGCGCCGCGAATGCTTCGCCCGACGTTCGCACTTTCGCGACTGGGACGATCGTCGGCAATTGCCGCGGAACATCGGCCGCCAAGCTGCCGGAACTGCCGGAGCTCTTGAACGTGAGAAGCAAGTAGCCGACGACGGCCGCGATCGCCATCGCTGCCATCGGGTTAGATTTGATAAATTCCATGACCAGCAGCTCCTCGAAAGTGAAATAAGATCAGCAGCGCCGGAAACTATCGCGACGCCGCGGCGTGTTTCAGCGCTTCGTATTGGGCTTCGACTTGCGCGGAAAGGTAATTCAAAATTGCTTTCTTGAGCGCCCAGACGATCCAGTTAAACGGCATCGGCAGCGCCGGCGTGAGCTGATCGATCAGATCGCTTACCCATTGCATGACCAGCGCCTTTTTCTCCGGCCCGGGATTCGACAGGCGGAAAGCGCTGCGCACGCAGAGCGCGACGAACCGCGAAACAATCAGGCCGGCTTCCGCGATCGACAACCCGTCGGCAGCTTGCCGGACCGCGTCGTCGTAAAAAGCTTTCACGTCCTCATCGAAAGTCGTTGGCATTTTTGAGCTCCAAGAGTGGGGAATGTTCGCCTATTCTTACAGCCAGCTCGATCCCCGTCTAGCTTAGAACTGTTCCAGATCGCCGCCCTCAAGTCGCGCCCGGTAAATTTGCATTGTGTAGTTGTGGGCGGCCTCATTGTCGCCGAAAGACAGTCGCGCGAGCGCCTGAATCCGTTTCATTTTCTCTTGAGACAGATCCCCGAACCTGAGCTCCCATTCTGCTTGCAGCCGCGGGATACAATCCAGCAGCGCGCGACGATCGAGCGAATTCAATCCTCTTGCGTCAATGTTGAGCCAGAACCCGATCCGGGCGATAGGGTAATTTTTTTTTGAGCGTCGCGAACCGATGACACAATCGCGTTGTAGAACTTCGCGGCCTCTTGCCGGGCGCAGCGATTCACGCCGAATCGATCTTTTAGGAGCTGCGCAACGTCGTCGAGATACTTGCGCGATGGGCGGATGAACTCGCCACCCTGCGCCCCGCAATGCGGACAAGTGTAATCGTCGAGCTTTCCGAAAACGTCATCATCGGGAACGTGATCGCGCCCACACTTCAAGCAGTGATTCGGGTCGAGTCGATGCGCTGAGTCGATATCGACAAGCCAGTCCTGGGCGTCGTAAATCTCGACTTCAAACGTGATCCCGTTGATCGTGAATTCAGCCCAAACGCTATCGGAATCGAGTGCGATCGCGTCGCTTTTATCTGCCATCTTCTTCTCCGTCCTTCATGCAAAATTCTTTGATCTTCGGCGCTTTCACGCCGTACAACTGCCCCTTCACACGGTATAGGATCGCCCAGCGTGCGCCGATCAGGGGGCAGTCGAAATAGGAAACGAGCGGCTCGACTTTGATCGATCGACCCATTTCCTCGACCTTGACGCCGGCCACCGTTTTTAGCGCGGGGATTTCGGGATTCCACTTGAGCCGCATCGCGCGGCCCGTCATCAATATATAATCGTCCGTTTTTCCTTCGAGCTGAACAACGTGATCCTTCGCGGCGACTTCCCCAGGGCTGCCGCTGATCGCCGTCGGAAAGGGCGACGATGTTCCGTCCCCCGTCGGCGAATCGCCGGGCAATTTCCAGTCTTGCATAATGCGGTGAATGATCGCGTTTTGCGACTGAGTCCCCATGATCGAGTTGCGAAAATCCAGATACGAATTTTCTTTGGTAACGTCCGGACAAGTCAGCCGGAGCGAAGTATTTTCGTAGGGCTGGGGGCGGCCGCCGCCGTCATTTCCTAGATTGAATTTTGCCGGAGCCGCGCACAGATCGACAATCACGTCGTCGTTGGCGCTGAATTTTAAGCCAGCGCCGCCACGCGGGGAGAACACGCCGGCCGCTTCCATTGACGTTCGCCATTGTTGATAGTTCGTCCCCGGCACCGCGGACCATAGCCCGGCCTTTGATAAGATTTCATGCAAGCAAGCGGTCATTCGCCACTGAACAGAAAACCGCGACGATCGGTCGAACAGCTTGCTCCCGAATTTGATTCGCTCCGGAATTACAACACCTTTCGGCCCGGCCGTCGCTTTGAGCTTCGCCGCAATATCAAACATGATAATAAAGAATTTGTCGGCCGCGACTTTCTTAGGTACTCCCGGCGCAACCTTGAGCGTTCCCGACAGTGATCCCGCCCATTGCAGAAAGCCGGGCGGCCGGTTTTCCAGATCGTAGTCAAGATCGGCTTCGATGATTCCGGCGGGGAAAGCGTCGCCGGTCAGCTCTTCGTGAACCACCATAAACTCGACTTTGTTTCGCTTGCGATCGAACCGCCGGCGAAACGTGACGGGCTTAAAATATTGCGGACAGTTAAACCGGATCCTATCGAAAGCCGCTTCCGGATTCGCCGCGATCTTGTTCCCGTTTCGGAATTGCACAATACCGAGCTCGCCATTGATCGCGCGAGTCAGAAGCCCTTCCGGATTTGTCGCGTACTCAATATCGTATTCAAACGACATTACGTCGCCGGCGCTGATCGACGCGCTCGCGCACTTGGGCGGGATAGTAAAGCGACATTCCCAGACCACGTTCCAGCACAGATCCGCGCCCCAGGGAGTACAGGCCAGCAGCGCCGGCCGCGGCCCCATATCGATATCCGGCGTTGTCCCGTTGCGGCTTGTGTTGATCGTCCCCCCGAGCCCGATATCTGAAATGATCAGCGTCGATCCCGGGCGCGTCAGCGCAGCCACGACAGAATCCATCCGCGTTTGCTGCCGGGCAACCGTCGATTCGGTCGCGTCGCTGCCGTGAATTTTTCCAGTGACGGACAAAAAACAATCGATCGCAATCACCGCGCGCTGCGCGGTATCGTATCGCGGCTCGTACCGGAATTGAACATTCCGCAGCGCGCTAAACGTGTAGGCCCCGTAAGACAGCGTTCCGAAACCCGTTGTAAGATCTTTGACCTTAGTCATCGTAGCCCAACATTCGGCAGCGCTTGGCGGAATTCCAGCTTGCCGAAATTGGCTTCGCCGTTCCCGCTAAAAATGCGGCCGTTGAAATTGACCGTAAGATCCGGAAGAGAATTGAACGCGCCCAAAATATCGGCTTCCGGCGGGAGCTCGTTTGCTTCATCCTGGGCGAACCCCAGGAGCCGGTTTTGTACTTCGAGCAACCGGATAAAAGTCGGCTTGAAAAATCCCAGGGCGTTAAGTACCTCAGTCACGCCAGCGAAGATCTTCCCGCCGACTTCGACCACGCCGGCGACGTGTTCAACTAACGGCGTCACCGCGTCAAGGAGCGGACCTTCGACGGCCGCCGCGATCCGTGACAAGCCGCGATCGAGCCGAGATTGCGCCTCTTGAAACCGCGCAACCCGGCCGCCGTTCGCGTTGGCTTGCTCGATATCTTGCCGGAGCTGCGCGACTTCGATCCGGGCGCTTGCCGCTTGAATTTCGGCGCTGAACGGCCGGAGCCGCTCCGCCACTTCGGCGATATGCTTCCGGAGCGCGTCGTTTGCCGCGATCAGCCCGCGGATCGCGACCACCGCGGCCCCGACCACCGCGACGCCGGCCAGGATCGCTACCCCGACGGGCCCCAGCAGCGCCGCCGCTCCGGCCGCAGCGCCAGCAGCTCCGCCGCCAGCAGCTCCGGCAGCGCCAGGAGCCGCCAGGGCCCCAGCTCCGCCGCCAGCGGCCGCCAAGCCCCCGGCAGCCCCGCGAGCTCCGCCGGCGACCGTCAGGGCCCCCTGGGCGTTCCCGGCGGCCGTCGCTCCGCCGGCCGGGCGAACGATAATCTCGCGCGATAGGGCTTCGCCGCGCAGCCCGGGGAACCGGGGAACCGTCAGCCGATCGTCGTCGCCGTCATCCCCGGGCGATGGCAGCAGGGGCGGCCGGCTCGCCGGCAGCCGGCCGGCAGGTTCCACGTCCCGGCGGGTCTTGTTGAATCCGCGGACGAAACTCTCCGCGGCCGCCTGGGCGCTTTCGACGATCGTCCGCCCCCCGGCGGCGCTGGCTTGCCCGGCAGCCGTTGCCGCCGCGGCCGTTGTCCGGGCGGCCGTTTCGGCGAATGTTCGCGACAGCAATTCGCGCAAGAATCCGCCGCCGGTCTTGAACGCCTCGAAAGCCCGGGACGCCGTCGCGATTTCGGTCAGCAGCCGGAGCGCTTGGCCGAAAAATGGCAGCCGTTCGAGCTGTCGCCCCAGGGCGTTGACCAGCGCGTCGCCGACAGCCTGGGAAGTCGATCGAGCGGCCCCGGCCGGCTCGCTGGGGGACGGGCTCGCCGTCGATCGCGATCGGCCGCCAGCTTGTCGCGTCGCTTCTCCGGCGACGGGATCCGGACCGCCCGCCGGCGATTGTGGGCGCGCGGGCTCAGTCGCTCCGCCGCCGCCCGGGGAATCGTCCTGAAAAACGAATTTGAGCGTTGTTTCTGCCATCGGCTTTTATGCTGGATTGGTGATCGAGAACCACCGCAACGTCCCCGAATCATCGTACGGGATAAGCTGGAACAGAACCTGGACGTCCCGTTGCAAATTGCCCAACAAGAATTCCATATCGTTGTCGGCCGCCGTGATCGCTTGGCTTGCCGTGATCGTCACCGGGCCCGCGGCCGCCGCGGGGGATCCCGCCTGAGCCGTGAGAACGAGCGCCTTGGCGAAATTGGTAATCAGCTCGCCGACTTCGCCCACAGCCCCCAGATCTGCCGGGACGAACATATTTGCGATCAGCGTCGAGACTGGATCCTTCCATTCCTTGAACACGACGGACAAAAAGCAATCGCCGCCGCGATACACGCCGTCAATTGTCGTGTCGCCCCATTTGTCCGCGCGGATCGGTTCCCACTTAAACCGCCGGCGAAGTCGCCGGACGCCTTCGACGAGCCCGCAATCGTCGCCGTCGAGCGTTTGCGTGTAATAGCCCGGCGCGAATGTTCCCAGTGCCATACGTCACCCCTTTATGCAATTTCCGAACTGTACTCGATTCGATCGAAACCCTCGAATGGCAAGCGCCGAACTAGCCACCCCACAACCTCGCCTTCGTCGCCGGTATTCTCTTCGTGCGACCATCCGGCGTCGTGTACTTCCGTCCCCGTCCGACCTTGATAGTAGGGCGGATATAAAAACGGCTCTTCGCCCGAGTCGAGATTGGCAACCGCCGCCGCGCGTAGCGTTTGATTGTCGTGCAGCGCCGCAATAATTTGCGACTCTAGCAGATCCATTCCCCCGGATGCTCGATTATAGATTTCCTCGATCTGATCGGGATGATAGACACCCGTCCGGCAGGAAATGAACGCGACAAAAGCGAATTTTCTTTCAAGCAAGTTTTGTGGATACCCGTCGCGGGATCCCTTGGTTCGCGTCGCCGGCTCATTCAGGCTGACATAAACCTGGGGAGCTCGCGGCGGGGGCTTGCCGTCTTGCTCGATCCCGGAGCTATACACGTCGAGCGTGACGTGCGTCACCTGAGAGCGAAGCCGCGCGAGAACGGCCGCGGCGATGGCGCTGGGCGCTTTCATGCGAATAAGCTCCCGATATTTTCCAGCCCGCTTGCGCCGACTTCCGTAATTTCAGCCACCCAAGCGGCCGGCAAATTTCCGTCAACCGGCCAGAGCGGCCGCGCGGGAACGCCGATCCCCAGGTGGTGCCGCGCGGCATATTCGACATTTGTCCCGCACAGCAGCCCGTCGCCGAGCTCGCGCACGACTTGCTCCGGAGCCGGCGGAGCATAATCCGCGTCACAAGCCAGGACAGTAAGAACGCCGGGCGAAAGCGAGTTGTACAAAACCCCGCGATCGCGCAAAATCTCGACTTGGCGGTTCCCGAAAACTTCCAGCTTAGTCCGGACGCCGGCGGCCTTGCTCTTGTTCCACGCGCTCGCGGCCGCCCGGGCTTTCGCTTCTCCAAGCGGCATTTGCAGCGCCAGATATTTCAGCGCCGAACCGTACCAGCGCCGCCACTGTTTGAGCTGCGCATCCGACATAAAGCCATCGCGGCCGCCCGGGCTTAATTTGCCGGCCCGCGGGGGCTGCCGACTGCCGGAGCCGTTGCGACCCATCGGGCGCGTATAGGCTAGATATTGCGGCGAGAGGGGCGGCCAGCGGATCCCGGCTTCGTCTGTTCCTCCCCGACTTTTGACAATGAAATTTTCCCGAATGATCGAAAAAAACGCGAACGCCACCCGCAGCTTGAACCCGCGAACGATCCCGTAAGCGTCGGGGATCTTCCCGGCGAGCATAGCGGGCAGGGAGCGGATAAGCCGCTCGATTTCCTCCCGTCGGCTTGCTTTGGTGTAGAAAGTTGGCATTGTTAGAACGTGAACGGATATTGATCGAGATTGCCCAGCGTGTAGTTCTTGCGCTTGCTTTCGGCCGGCGGCGGCGCTCCGCTGCTGATCTGAGTTAGCGCCCGGACCTTAACGCCGTGCGAAGCGCCGGCGATCGTAAGGTTTGTCATAAACGGCAACGTTTCGTAGCTGTCGGCAACGTCCGGGAGTTGCAACCGACCCAACTGGATTTCCTTGAGATACTCAAGAACGCGCTCGTACTCCGCTTGCAGCGCCTTGCTAACGGGACACATTCGCCGGCCGCAGCTAAAGAACGTGTAAATGATCGCGGCGCAATGCCGGACGAATGGGGGCGTATTCGTTGGCGGATTCGTCCCGGAAAAATCGGCCGTAGTGTAGCGCGTCGCCAAGTGTACCGCGACCACGCCGGACGCCCTCGCGATCAGCCGGTCAGCAATCGCGGATTCGCCGGCGTCGTAATCTTGCCCCAGATCGTCATCCATGCGCGAGCGAAGACCAGTTTCCGAAATCCAGTCGCTTGCGTCGGCCTGAGTACAAAGGATGATATCCGTCATTCCGCGAGCTCCAAAAAATCAGGGCGGGCGAAGTCTGAATCGACCAGCCCGCCCTTGATCTTGTTCGCAATAGGCCACGCGCCCCGTTCGCGAATCGATTACGGCGTCACGTCCGCGATGAACAAGCAAGAGGGATTGTAAAGCGCCGGGATCCCGTTCATCACGCCGGCGAGCTCATACCCGGCCGGCTTCGTTGTCGGTTCCGCCCAGAAGTAAGCGCCGAACCGCTCCGTCGGCGTCGCGCCCGGATATTCGACCACGACTTCGGAGCCTTGCATGTACTGAACCCAGCTCGAATCTGGCTGAGGGGTGAACAAAACCAGATCGTCGCTGAACAGTGCCGTTGTCGTGCCGTCCAGATCGACAACCCCGTTCGTCACGTGCCACGTGAGCCAGGGGATTGCCGTCAGCACGTACACAAAATCGTTATCGCCCATCCGCTCGTAACGATCCCAAGGGCGATTTACCGAACCGGCGAGCGATCGGATCTTGTCGTTGTTCAAAATGTAATTCATCCGCGTCGCATTGCACCACGCATGACGGATCGGGCGGCCGGTCAGCACTTCCGACGCCTTATCGATGTTCGATACGTGCAACGGGATATCGGTGCTCGCCGTGTTCCACGTCACCGAAATAATATCGCCGGTCCCCAGCGCGTCGAGCTGATCCTTGTTGCCGGCCGGAACCTGGAAGTCGATCGACAAGCTTCCGGACGTGAGCGACGGGATCAGCCGGTCACCCGTGCGGGTGTACCAGTATTTTCCGCGCGTCATGCCGAGAAACTGAAATTCCCGATGGTTCACCGCGCGCTGCGCCAAGTAGGCTTCCTGTCGGGTAATGTAGCTTTCCCCGGCAATATCGGGATTCAGCGAACCGACTTGCCGCATATTGTGAATTTTTTCGTACAACAGCGGAATCGATTCATGCCAGCGCGGGAACTCGCCGGTAACGTTGCCGACGGGATTCGGCGCGATCCGGTTTGGCGGAGTGCCAGGGGCGCGACCCTCGCCGACGGCCCGCGAATCGTTGTAGATATCCCAGGAGAAGTAACGGCCGCTGCGCGTTTCCGTGCCGCCGCCGCCGATGAAAAAATTCTGCAACCGATCGTTGATAACGTTGAGCTGCGAAATCGTTTGATTGATCGCGCCCGGCTGCAAAATGGTTGGAAGTGCAACAGTCATTTGTAAACTCTCTTGAAATTGTCGCGGATAAAGTTTGCAGCGAAGGGAGCGAAGCAAGGCTGCCGGCGGATCCGGCCCCGCTGAAAAACCGGATCCGCCGGAGCTGTTTTGTTACGTCAGCGTAACCGCGGCAGTACCGGCGGAAACGTTTTCAATGATCCACTTATCGCCCGCGGCGTTGCTGTAGACGATCGCGGCCGCGCCGATCATCTGGGACGCCGTTTGAAACGTGTAAGTGCTCGCCGCGGCGTCGTGAAGGGCGACAATGTTGTTTCCCTCCGCGCTCGCGATCCCCATCGCGGCATTCACTTCGGAACGGAACTTGAACCGATAGCCCTTACCGATCGCCGGCAACGTGAAGACGCCGGTCGCCGTCGTCAACACAAATTCGGTAAAGTTGTCGGCCGCTACCACCGTGTAATTGGTGATCTTCGTCACTTCCCGCAACCAGCCGCCGCCCCAGTCGTATCCCGGAACCGCGTCGTCGAAAACGAACCGCTTGGCGAGCTGCCGGCGGGCGTTTGCGTCCAGCCCGTAAAGCTTCGACGCCATCAACAGACCGCCGACCATGACCAGCCCGCCCGGCTTGTCTTCAACGACACCCGTCACAAGGTTGAGCATATTGATCGTTTCGACCAGCACGCCCCGCGCGACTTCGCGGCCGTCGGTTTGCGTGACGTCATACTCCGCCCATTTGCCGGTCGCCGTCACTTGCCCCAGGACCAGCCCGGCGCGTAGGACAGAAGTCGGGGTCGCCCCGGCGTCGATCGCCGTCGAAACGATCAGGGGATTGGCGTCGAAAATCCGGAGATTTTCGTGCCCCCACCAAAATTGGTTTTCCGCCGAAAATCGGCTCGCCGAAATTCCCGGCCCGCCGCCAACGTTGAAACGTCCCATTGTCTGAACCCCTCGAAAAATTGTGCTGCTGAAAAATTGGCGGACCGAAACCGGGAAGCTTAGGCGCGGCTTGCTTCCGTCGCGTTGATTGAAATCCGTTGCCGCGAAACTTGCTTGGCCGATCCGTCGGCGTTCATGCTGGATCCGTGCCCAGTCCGTTCGAGCACGCTGTTAGCGAATTGGATCGCCTCTTTCGAGCCGGCGACGATCTGTTCCGGCTTGCCCATCGTGTACCGCTCGCCGGCCGGATGCTCCGGCGTGACGATCGCGCCGGATAGTTGTTGGTAAGCTTTCGACTGATCGACAAACAGCGCGCCGAGCGACTGGCCCGCGGCTTCGTACTGCGCGACCAGCCCGGACAGCGAAACACCCCCGGCGGCGACTTCCTTCCCGTCGGCGCTGAACTGAACCGCGCCGACCTTCGCCAGCAAGTTGTCCGCGATCCCCGGCGGGATCGCCTGAGCTTCTTTGAGCCGGCGGATCCGCTCGACCAGATTCGCCTGGGGCGATCCGCTCGAAAACTGAACCGCTTGATCTTCGTACATTGCCAGCAGATCGCCGATCGTCATCGCGCCCGGCAGTCGCTTTTCCGTGCCGCCGCTGAACTGGACAGCGCCGGCGTTGACAAGCAACGTTTCGCGCATCGCGGGCGGCAGTTGCTTGCAGCCCTTGATACGTGCGACCAGCGCGGCGCGAGCCGCGGCGTCGTCAACCGGGAGCGTGGGCTTGCCGCCCGACATTTGCGAACTATTCATCGGCGAAAACTCCTGCGCTTTCCCGCCGCCGCCAGGACCGCCGCCGGGCGTCGCTTGCGCGGCGTCTTCGGCTTCGTTCATTGCGTCGGCTTCGTTTAGCGTCATAAATGCGGTGAGCAACCGCGAAACCAGATTGTCGAGCGTCGTATCCGCGGGCATAACGATCCCGCGGCGTTTTGCGTGAGCCAACAGCGCCTCGAGTTGCATCGCGTCGCCGTCTGCGCCTTGCGGCATATCGGGATTGCTGGGCGGAGCGTTGGCGATTGGCGGCATTCCGCCGCCGCCGGCCCCGGCGTCGTTCCCCCCGGCCGGATTCCCGGCGGGTCGATTATCGGCCCCCGGCCGGGGATCTTTGTCGTCGTCTTCGCGCTCTTCGTCGTCGTTTCCGAACGCGAGCTGTACAGCGATCGTCCGCAAAAATTGTTGATCGGCTGCCGACAGGCTGCCGGGCTTGCGGGTCTTGATTGGCGTCGTTTTCACGTGCGGACCTTTGATTAGATCGGCCGCCGACAGTTGCAACGTTTGCCCGTTCAGCCGACCGAAAGGGACAGAGGACAGTTGAGCGAATCCCGGGCGCTGATCGGTTTGGATCGGGTGGTGAGTCAGGGCGATATGCGAAACCATTTCGGGAAACACGTTGCCCGTCCGCGGATCTTCCCAATAGTGCCGCAGCTCCGGCGAAACAAATTCGATCGAGCCGCTCGCGAGCTGCGCGGCCGCGTGGGGATCCCCGATTTCGAGAACCACGTCCAGCCCGCCATTGGCGTTGATAACACAGCTCCGCGAATCGTCGGCGCAAGTTTTTCCGACAGTGAGCGGCATCAGATCGTTGGCGTCGAGCTCTTGAGCCGGAGCCGGGACGCCCTCGATTTGACCGGGAGCCGGATCGACGTGCTCGTAAATAACGGGAGCGCGGAGCCCCGCGGCGTGCAAACTGATTAGGCTTTCGCGGCGCTTGGCAACGTCTTCGGCCGTGACAACGATCCGCTTCCCGTGCTTGAAATAGATCCCGGGCCTCAAGATTTCCTTGACGAACCGCGCGGGATTGATCGTTGCTGGCATCGGGCCATCCCTGAAAAATTGAAACTACTTCCCAAAAGCTTATCGGGCACAATTGAGAAAACAAGAGCCTGGGGCGTATGATGCTCCGGATCTGCAATTTTTCCAACCCGCGCGGGAGTTATGCGAAATGGCCATGAATTACATTACTTCGCCCAACGGCTTGTTCATTCAACTGGGCGCGATCGCGAAGCAGTACTTCTTACAGAAGACCGACGCCACGGACCTTGATACTGACCTTTCCGCGATCCTGAACACGTTTGAGGCAATGACCAGCGGCGCGCCGGCGCTCATGGTTGAGGGATTCGCAACCAGTGTGGAAGCTTGGAAAGCGCAGCACACCGCGCGGCGGGATACCCTCGCGACCCTCGCGGAAACTCGCTTGCAAGATCGCGTCACCGTGTTAGATGAACTGGGATTGACCTCGACCGAAATCGCCGACGTGCTCCGCGCGCTGATTATCAAAATGCGCGAAGACACCGAGAGCGTTGACGCCTCAGTCGTGACGATCGGAGCTGTCTCCGCCGCGGCGAGCAACACCGGCGACGGCACCGTCTTAACGACGGCTTACCTTGACGGCGTTACGTCGCCGGGATCCGGAGCGGCCGGCGTCTTCGCCGCGCATCCCGACTACAACGGCCAGCTAACGCAGCTCGCCGTTCCGTCTGAGACAATGCGGATCGTCTGCAATTCGGACAGCTTCGCCGATGGCGAAACAGAGGGCGACGAAGTCTTCGCCTGGTCCGGCCGGCTTGCCGATGTTCAGTATGGCTACGCGAGCGAAGGCACCGGCGACGTTGGAACGTTGACGCCCATCAACGGCGTTCAGGCTAACATCCTGAGTAATGCCGATTTTGAAACCTGGGAATCCGATGAACCGACGGGCTGGACGATCGTCGCCGGAACCGCCGCAACCCATATCGTGCAAGAGGCAACCGGCGCGGACGTTTACCACGGCACTTATTCGCTTCGCTACGATGGCGACGGCGCGCAGGCTAATATCGAAATTTCGCAGGCTGTCTCGCCCACAGTCTTGACGGCCGGCAAGCGCTATTGCGTCGCGTGCCGAATCAAGGCAAGCGCGACGATCGCGGCCGGGGATCTGCTGATTTCCTTTGAGGGAACAGGATACACCGCGGCGAGCTCCGAAAAAATCGCGATCGCGCCGGGATCGCTGCCGACGGCCTGGGCGCTTCATCATTTTTTCATCAACCTTCCCGACGTGATCCCGTCGGATTGGGAGCTGGTGATTCGCTGGAACGGGACGCCGACAAACGCGAAATCTCTTTGGATCGACGACCTAGCTTTCGGGCCCGTCACCTATGGCGGCGGCGTCGGCGCTGTCATCGTCCGCGGCGCGACGCCGTTTATCCGGGACGACTATTTCACCTTCACCGTAGCGAACAACGACGCCGGGACGTTTCAAAGATTTTTCCGCGAGCTGTTCGGGGTACAATTACCGAGCGACGCCGGCGGAACCGAAACAATTGACGACGCGCTCGCGTCGTAGCGCCCGGCGTTCCCGTTTTAACTGGGGGCATGAAATGAACGATGTTCGGACAATCTTAATCGTCGCGATCTTGTCGATCGCCGGAACCGCGGCCGTAACGATGAACTGGGGCGACAATCGCGGCGGCCGCAACCCGCCCGGCTGTGAGTGCTCGCCGGAGTGCAATTGCCCGGAGTGCCATTGCGGGGATCATGGGCTCGACAGTCGATCGCCGGCCGTTCAGCAATGGCCCGCCGGCGCGACAAACTTTCGCAACGTCGGGAGCGGGTGGTGGATCTTCGACGCCGAGATTGGCGGCCGATCGCGAACGTTTTTGAGCGGCCGCGGCGGATTGATCGAGCTCGACAACGTCCCGCCGGGATCCCCGACGCCCGGCCGGCCGCCAGGATCCGCCGGAGCTCCGCCACCGGCAGCGCCGGCACCCGTCACGAAATAGGGCCCCGATGGGCGACTGCGGGATCCCCCGGGCGTGTCTGCGTGGAATCGCCCGGGGGATTTTTTTGCGCAAATAGAAAGCCCCCGGACCGCTTCCGACAATCCGGGGGCTTATTCGCTGGGGCTGAATCCAGCAAGCTTGCGTGATCCTATCACGCCGCGGCCGAAAATTTCAAGCCCCCGCCGTCGCCGGCTGCTTTTGGCGTTGCTGTCTCTTGCCGCCGCCCTTCGATTCGGGCCCGTCGTCTTCGACGGCCGGCGGAGCGACGCCCAGCAGCGCAGCCAGGGCGGCATGCTGCCGGCGCGACAGCCCGTCGCGACTGGCCTCGAGGATCGCTTGCCGCTCTTGCATCACGTCGCCCGCGCCGACTTCGACGCCGACGGCCTCGCGAGCGATCGCGAGCGTTTGCCGGATCATCCGGATACATTCGTCGCGCCAGTGCGAATCCGGCAGCCCCTGGTGAACGACGGCCGCGAAGCCCGTCGCCGCTTGGCGGATCGCGGCGAGCCGCTCCGCTTGCTCGACAGTCAACGGTGTTTCCTGAAACGACTTCAACAGCTCGACAATTTGCACGTGAGAAACTCCGGCGGCCCGTTAGACTAGATCGCTTCCAAATATCGCCCCCAGGCGATCGCGAAACAAGGGCGCGGCTGCCCACAGCTCGCCGTCGGGCAAGAGCTCCGCCCGACGGTAGTCGCCGGCGATTGCGTAACCGTGCCGGAGCATGAACCGGCATAAATCGCGTTCAAGAGCGACGTGCCGAGTGCACTCGAAAGCCGCGGCGAGAATGCCGGCCGGGGATCCCTCGCGGATCATATCCGGCAGCGCGGCGCTGTCGAGCATCTTCCCGCCGGCCGCCTGGATCCCCAGCGTCGCGACCGCTGTCGCGTCCAGATTTGTGCCGGCCCCCGTCGCTCCGCCGTTCGGATTCAGCCCCAGCCCCGACATAAGCAACCGACGCGCGTCGAGAATTAGCGAATTTCCGCGCAGCCAGGAAGCTTGCGAGCTCGCCGGCCAGTCGCGCTTGTCAATCCCATAAATAACGGGAAGATCGAAAGCCCAGATATTAAACCCGGCGACAATGTCCGCCCATCGGATTCGATCCTTTAGCGCTTCGACGTCGTCTTGCCCGTAGCACGTGAACCGATCGCGGCGGGATTCATAAACGACAGCGACGCCGACGCCCAGTCCAGAAGTAGCCCAGCCGATCGCGCTGGGATTATTGAGCGTTTCAACGTCGAGAACAATTGCGTCGATCATGTTCGCTTGACCCTAAAGAGCATCCCGGGCGGATCCGGCGGATCGAATGGGCCCCAAGCAATGAAAACTTCGTAAGCTTCCGGCGTGAGCCCGTCGTGACAAACGCCCAAACAGAGTTGCAACAAGATCATCCGACACCCCAGAGCGCCAACACAACCCCGAAGTGCCCCCAGTGATCCCCGGGGATCGCGGGGATCAGATCGCAAGCGCCGGCGGCGCTTGTTTGCAGCTCCCAGGCGATCGGGTCGAACTCGATCGCCGACCCCAGCGGGAAAATATACCTTGCCATTGTTCAGCCTTAGAAAAACGGCCGCCCGGCCGAGTCTGCTTAATGAAGGCAGAGAGGACCGGAGCGACCTACACTAGCCCGCGGCGGATCCGCTCGCTTGCTGTTCCCGATAGTATCACGCCCCCAGGTCAAAAACAATATCGCCGATCAGCCGGCCGTCCACTTTGAGCATCGCCGCATAACTTAGCGTGTCGAGCTGATCGCAAACCTCGTCGCTTGTCCCTTGCCACGTGAAGAGCTCCGCCTCGAGCGCCGGCAGCCAGGGCGCATAGTCCGGCAGGAAAAGACGCCCTTCGCTCGACTCATGGGTAGCATCGGCCGCGCGGACTAGCTTGTCCTTTCCTTCCGTCGTGATCCCGACAACCGGGAGCCGCAGGCTTTGCAAGTGCTGAAAATAGGGGCGGCCGATCCCGTCCTTCTCGACAAAAATCGCCCGCGGCCGTTGCTGTTCATTCACGCCGCAAACCATCTTGACCACGTCGGGGAACTCGCCTTGAATCCGATCGACAGCCCGCCAGAACATGAACCCGGGCCCCGTCGTCACAATGTCCCAGGTGCTCGCGACTGACCAGGAAGGATCTTTCTTTTTCTTGGCGATCGCGTTTTGCTCGCGCTCCGTACCGGCGGGGTCGAAAGTCACGAACCGATAGCATTCCCTTTCGTGAAAAACTTTCCAGATCGACCCGTCCCGGTTTGCGATCTTGTAATATCCCGCAAGCCCGGGATCGTATCCCGGATGCCTGAACCGCCGCTCGAACCACTCCGGCTTATATCGGCCGGCGGCGCTAATTACCCAATTGCCCGCCATGAGTTGTTCGCGCGTGACAACGTCGAGCTGCCGGAGCCCGCCGCGATATTCCTTCGCGTCGAGCGACGGATTGTCGCGCAGCTTCGCCGGAACGAACACGCGCCGGCATTGATCGACCTCGCCAGTTTCGGGATCCGCGTAAGAATCATCGCGCAGAAACGCCGGCGGATTTGTGCCGCTCAAAATCGCTTTCGCATAGTCGAGCGACATGAACCGATCGCGCAAAAAGTTATGCAGGACGCCGCCCGGATTGCCGGCTCCGCGCATCCGTAGCGGGATCGCAGGAAGCCCGGCTTCCGCTTTCAGTCGCCGGAGTCGCGAAAACATATAAAGATATTGCCGCGCGGCAAATTGCCCCAGCTCATCGAATCCAATGAAGTGCCAAGCGCCGCCTTGATATTGCCGCTCTTCGTCGCCGACGTTGTTCGCGTGCCCAAACTCACAAGTCGCGCCGCTGGGGAACGTGAACCGCTTTCCCTTCGCGGCGTAGGTGATGCCGGATCCCGGCCGGAGCCACCACGACTTCGCGCGGTCGAGGATCGCTTCGCTCCGCTCTAAGTCTACCGAGCTCCGCCGCAGGATCAGCCCGCGATAGTGGGGAAGGTCGATGAACTGTAGGAAAGCCATCAAGATCAGATCGCTTTTGCCGCCGCCGGCCGCCCCGCCGTAGAACAATTCGCGATCGTCAAACGACAGGCAAAAATTTTGCTTCGCGTGCGGGACGTGCGGACAGAACCGCGGGTCAATCCGCGGCCCCAGCAATTGATTCAGCCGCTCGCGCTCGTGCGGCTTCAAGTAGGGCCAGAGCGTCGTCAATTCGGCCGGCGTGGGTAAGCGGGATAAAGGGCTTGCGATCATTATCGGGCGTGCCGCCAGTGTGTTGAGTTTCCGTGATAGTTTCGGGCTCGCCGAGCGCAGTCCGTTCGAGCTTCGCGGATTCGATAAAGAATTTTAGCAGATCCCCGGCTTTCATCGTTTCGGCCGTGATCTTCTCGAACCGCTCGCCAAATATCGCTTTCATTGCGGCAACGGCCGCCGTCTGCAGCGCGACAGCCTGGGAAGCGTGCCGCTTCGCCATCGCCTTGCGCTGCTCGCGCAAGTCAGCTTGATAAAGCCGGTCTTGCTCGCGATCCCATTCCTCGACGCGCCGGACCCATTGCCAGCGCGTTGACCATCGTTCCATTTGCGTTTTTGATTTGCCTACTTCCCGCCCGACTTTCGCCAAGCTCCGCTTGCCGCCCAGATCGCGGTAAATCACGAACGCCTCGAAAGCGCCGACGCCCTCGCCCGATTGTCGATCCCAGGGCTCGCCCACAAACGCGAACCGCTTCGCCGGCGTTGCGTCCTCTTCTGAGTCGAGCGGATCGATCTGTTCGTCTTGCTGCGCCATCTATACACGTGCGGGGAAAGTGTGCCGAGCTCCGCCGTTTTCAAAATCCCGTAGCGTTCAGCGGATAGCCAATGTGGGAAATCCTACCCGCCGCTTGTGGGGCTGCTCAATCGGGCGACTCAATAGCCCAGCTCGCGAAACCAGTCGCTTAGTCGCATGACGATCAGACAGAACACGCAACCAGCCAGGAAGCCCGGCAAAATTCCGTACAAAAAGCCGGAGCTGAAAAACGCCTCATTCAGTCGCTTTCGATCGGCCGAAAGATCATCGACGCCGATCGGGGATTCGTAGGGATTCGGGCCCATCGTGTTATCTCCAAAATTTCGGGATCGCATCGGCCGGCGTCCGCTCGCGATCGCGGCGATTTTGCTCCGCTCGCTCGTGTCTGTCATTCAGGCACCCGACCGTCCGGATCGTGAGCCCAAGCAAGAGCAATGCCACAGCGAAGAAAGCTACGGTGGCTGTGCTGTCTGTCGCTTTTTCGATAAAGCTCATTTGCGTTTCGCTTTCTTGCCGGTCACTCGCTGCCACCTATTCACGATAACATCGCAGTACCCAGGATCAATCTCCAAAGCGTAGCAAGTCCGCGCGAGCTGATCGGCCGCGATCAGCGTCGATCCGGATCCCGCGAAGGGCTCATAGACCAGCCCGTCGGGCTGACAGCTATTAGCGATCGCCCTCGCTGCCAGGGCGACCGGCTTTTGTGTCGGGTGCTCATAATCTTTCGAGTGATCGCGATTGATCGCCCACACGTCGGAAGCTTCTGCCATCGATCGACCCGCGAACCATTTGTTGAGCCCGCCGCCCCGCGGCTTGAATCCGTGGAAGATCAGCTCGTATTGATTGTGATAGCCATTCGGCTTGAGCGCGAAATTTTCCTTGACCCAAACGAGCATCCGCGGGAGCTGCCGGCAGTAGAGCTCGAACAATTTCCCGTATAGCGGAATGTTCCCTTCTCCGCCGCAAAAATACAGCCGGGCGTCGGGCGTTGTCGCGACCCGAATCGCGAGCTCGAACGCAAACGGGATCGCGGTTTGCGTCACGTCGCCGGCGATCGTCTTGTTTTGGTTCCCGCCTTGAATGTTCACGCCGTAGGGCGGATCGGTAAAAACGCAATCAGCTTTCCGCTTGCCCATCAGCGCCAGAACGTCGGCTTCCTTTGTGGCGTCGCCGCATAGCAGCCGATGCTCGCCCAGCTTCCAGATATCGCCCGGCTTCGTGATCGGATCGGCCGCCGGCGCTGAATCGTCGATCTGTTCGACTTCCGGCGCTGGATCCTCGACAGTCAGCGACGCCCACAGATCCAGGGCTCCGACTTGTTGCTCGAACATGCCGGCGAAGGGCTCGCGATCCTGGGGGACGGATCCGATTAGATCCTCGAGCGCCGCAACGTCGAAACTCTTGAGCGTTGTAGTCCAATCGAAAGACGCCGTAACGGCGTTCATTTCCTCTTCGCTTAGATCCGTGATAATTACGGGGACCACTTCATCGCCCGCGATATCCCGCCGCAAGTGTCCATCCCAGATCTGAACCCGGCCGTCGGGGAGCTCGATCCCTTTCAGGGCGTCAACCATGCCGACGTCGTTCATTAGCCGGCCGACGATCGCCCTTTGCTGATCGGTATGAATCGACGGATTCCGGGGATGCTCGACAAGCTGCGACGCCGGCAGCTCGACAATCTTCAAAATACGATTGCGCATGTTTTTTAGAGTCCAACCCCGATAATGACGTCGGTCGATGTTGCCGACTGTAGAGCAAGCGACGCGATCAGCGTCAGCCCGTCGGTTTGGTAAACATCCAGATCTGTGCCGCTTACTTCCGCCGCTTGGATTTGCTGGATCATCCCATATTCCGAACCCAGGCTGAGCGCGTCGCCGTCGCCTGATGCTTCGACATTGGCTTGCGTCCGCCGGCGATTGTGATCGGCGATCTTGTTCGCCGCGGCCGCCGCGATCGACGCCGCGCTGATTACATTCGTCCCGATGCTCGACACCGCGACGCCGGCCGCGGCCGTGATGTTCGTTGTGCTCGCGACAGTCCCGGGGAACGTTGCCGCCAGGAAGCCCGTCGGCTGAGTATAGGTAGCCATTCGCGTTGACGTTGCTACGTCGGTGTTTGTGTAGATATTGTTTGCCGTCGTCTGCAACGTCATTTGACTAGCCGACGTAGCGAGCCCGTTTTGTAGCTCCGTTGTAACGTCCGCCGCCAGCTTCGCGGCCGTGATCGTATCGGCCGCCAGCGCCGCGGCGTCGATCGCTCCGGCCGCAAAGACGCCGTTCGCTAGTGCACCCGTAGCAAACTTCGCGCTAGTGAACGCCGAGCTCGCGATGGCCGCGGCCGTGATCGCTCCGGATCCCCAGGCCGTTCCCGCGGCGTGCGTCGTGTTCACTTCCGGCCGGCCGGCGCTAAACGTTCCAGCCGTGCCGCCAAAATGCGAAACGTTCACTTCCGGCCGGCCGCCTGAGAATGTTCCAGCCGTGCCGCCGTATCGCGTGATGTTCGCCGCAACAGCGCTATTGGCTATCGTGAGCGTATTGAAATTGTTGGGGTAATCGGTCCCCTCTCCCGTCCCGCCGTCGATATACCCGCGGGCGACAACGTTCGGAACTCCGAGCTCCGTATTGACCTCGACCGCCGCGGAGTCGCCATCCCAGGAGTAAACATCAACCCGCGGGACGCCGGTCGTTGCTTCCGCGATCGTCAACCGAAACCAGTAAGTAAAGCGGACAGTTTGACCGTCAACCGTGATCGCGTTCACGTGCACCCAGTAAGTCGATCCCGCGGCGTAGAAACTCGCGTCGCTATTGTCGGCCAGATCGATCGAAAAACCGTGCAAGCCCGTTGATCCGTCGAAATCGATCCCGTCAGTATCCAACAGCGCATAGCCGTTATCGCTGCTCCGTTGCGTGATGCTCCCGTTTTTGTAAATCTCGATATCAGTCACCGCTAAGCCGGTGATCGTGACCGACGCGCCGGAGCTGTTATAGGTATCAAACGGCAGATATAGCACGATTCCGGCGGGAACGTTTCCCAAAACGATCATTGTTTGTCATCCTACAAGAGAAGTCCGTGCGAGCTTCGGCGAGCGAAACAAGCCGCCGCCGACAGTCGCCAGCGGATAGGTGCGGCCGTTGCCGGAGTTGTATAGGTAGGTTAGTTCGGCGCTTGTTAAAAGTCGCTTGGCGAAAAAAACTTCGTCGATCAGCCCGTTCCAATAAACGCCGGCCGTCGATCTTGCCCCAATCCTAAAATCCGATGTTCCGTTTCGTACTCCGCCACTGTGAGCGGTAGCGTCCGGCGTTCCATCGTTGACCCGAATCCGGATTTCGTCGGCGTCGGCGTCATGCTCGCAAACAACAAAATACCATGTAGCGGTCGACGGGCTGCCGAGAGTGTCAGCCGAAACAGATGCCGCGACGGCCGTCCCGTTCGTTGAAACTTGAAACTGGAACCGATCGGCAGTATTAAAATAAAGCAGCTCGTATTCGCGCTGGCTCGACGTATTCCACTTGCTGAGCATCGACATAGCGGCGGATTTTGTGGTCGCCCGAAACCACCCGCCCATCGTGAAATTGATATCAGCAACCGACAGCGGAGCATTGTCGGCGATCGTCAGATATTGCGAGCTCGCCGACGCTAGACTTACCCCGTTGTTCACCTTCGCCGCTGAAAACGTCGCCGTGTTAACGTTTGTTAGCGTGTTTGATCCGTGAGAATCATTCACGTTTTCGAGTGCCCAGTAGGCTTGAAAATCGGTCAGATCCACGGCCGCCCCCTAACTATTCCGCCGCCAGCAGCGGCGCGACTTTCGCACTCAGATCGCCGGCGAATTTTAGCAGATCCGCCAAGCAATCGCGGCGGGCTTTCGCCAGTCGCGTTGCAGCCTGCGCCTCGATCGTCGTCTGGTTGAGTCGATCGCGAACCGTCGCGAGCTCTTGCCGGAGCTTGCCGAGCTCATCCGCCGCCGCTCGATCCGCTTGCGCCATCTTCTCCATCGCCCGGGCGACTTCGGCCGATGTTTGCGCGATCAGATCCCGGGCTTCTTTGAGCTGCGCCGTGAGCGACTCCGCCCCCAGGTTTAGCGCGGTGATCGTCTTCCCTTGCTCGCCAAGCGCGACGTCCCGGGCTTTCGCGTCCAGTCGAGCGCGAACGAACCGCTCGAACAGCTCCGGCAGCGCCAGGGGACGTAAGTCGCCGGCCATCCTCGATTGTTCGGCGAGCTCGCCGAATTCCTTGATTAGCTCCGGCAGCTTGGCCTTGAGCTCCGCCGCCCCCAGGTTTTCGATTTCGCGATAAGTCAACATAGATTCCCCTTTTGAAAAATTACGGTTTACCGTTCACACCGAAAAACATCGCCCAGGCACCCCGGAACCCATACGTCGCCGGGGGCGGCGGGGGCCCTCCGCCGCCGCCAGTGCCGGGCTGGAACGGGCCCGTCGATTGCCCGATCCGCCGGGCCTTGTCCCGGATCGCGAACCCGCCGCGCAGGCTTGCCCCGATCCTCGACTTCGTGGAATTTTGCGGATCGGCCGTAGCCATGCGATCAGCTCCAGATGATTTTCATCGCGCCAGCGCCGCCGATCCCGCCGGCCCCGGCGACTAAACCAGCGCCGCCGCCGCCGCCGCCGCCTGGGGCGTTGCCGTTGCCGCCAGCGCCGCCGGATCCGCCAGCGCCGCCGTTGCCATCGCCGACGCCGATCATCCCGGCCCCGGCCCCGCCAGCGCCGCCAGCGTCGCCGCCAGTGCCGCCGCCGCCGGATCCCGACGCCCCGCCGCCGCCGCCGGATCCTTGAACGCCGGGCGCTCCTGCCGCTCCGCCGGTTTCAGTGATTTCCGGGATCCCGGCTTCGACCGATCCGCCGGCCGGAGCTCGAACGAGCACCGTTGCCCCGCGGCGGAGCTCCGCGTGACTGTCGAGATTGATCGTGAGCACTTCGCCGGGCGTGACGGCAACCGTTGTCAGCGTCGCATTGCCGCCAGCGCCGCCAGCGCCGCCGTTCAGCCCGACGCCGGGGGATCCGTCTTGCCCGCGGCCGATCGCCTCGACAGCGATCGACGTTTGTCCGCTGGGGATCTGAATCGTCGAATTGACGGCGTGGATTGTCTCGCCAGCGATCGCGGCGACAATCCCGACCGAATCAGCCGAGCGGATCCCGTAATTTCCGATTGAGTTAGGGCGCATCACTTTACACCGATGCTTGGCGCTGCCAGCGCATTACTTCCAGGATTTGCCCGGCGTTGTCACTCGAAACGAACAACGTCGTTCCGCCGGGCGTTGAAATTTTTTCTGGGCTGTTCAGAACTTGCCCGCTCTTGCACGTCATATAGGGCCCGGTAGGGGCGGCCCCATCGGCAAGCCCCGTAGCCCAGGCGAACCGGAAGTCCGCGGCCGTGCGGGATTGAATCGAAAAATGATGAACGCCGCCCAGATCGATTTCGTATTCCTGATCGGCGACAGCCAGGGCAACCGTGACAATCGGCAGGGGCGTTAAAACTTCGCTTGACATTGGCAGCACTCCCGACAGTGACAGAAAACAGATAGCCGATAACATACCCGCCCAGCGTGGGCGCGTCATTCCCACAGTTTACCGGCTTCCGGCTCGAGGATTACTTCGCGGCCGGCGGACAGCTCCGCCAGATCCTCCGGCGTCAGATCGCCGGCGAGCATTTGCCGCGGACCATCGACCACCGACCAGCCGTTGCCATACTCGCGCCCGCAGCGGGGGCAGTAGTTGCGCTGCTCGACAAACGCCGAAATATTCCGGGCGGAAACTCCCCAGCCCAAGATCCGGATCCGATGGCGAAAGTCGGGGACGTGCCGGCCCCGATTGCAAGGATGCAACCAGGGACACAGAAACGCGACGATAGTCGGCAGGAACGGCAGGACAGCAGCACAGACCAGAGCGGCGACAGCGATCGCGATCATTTTACGGGCTCCAAAATCGGGCGATAAATTTCCAGGCCAGCGGCGGAGTGTAGTTCAGAAAATCGGAACTCCCAGGCTTCGAGCAAGATTTCGCGAACCCGCTCGACAGTGCAAGCGACCGCGCAATATCCGCCGGCGGCCTCGATTTGCTTCATCCGGGCAAGCTGGATCTTCGTCGGCTCGCCGGCGGCCGTCGCCTTTAGTTCGATGAAAACGGGAACGCCGTAGAACACGACGCACAGATCCGGGATCCCCATTTTTTGCATCCCGGAACCGTGCACCTTATAGAACCATAGCTTGTGCCGCGGCTGCAATCGTTTCAGATACTTGGCGACCCGATCTTTCAAGTTTGTTTCCGCCCCCATTTTTAGTTACTCCCTCGCTTTGCCGTTTTTGTGGCTTGCAGAATTACCCGATTGAGTAGGGCGATCGTTACTTCGTTGGCGGCCTTGATCGACTCCCTCAAGATCGGATGCAAACCGCCGCCGATCGCCACCGAGCTCACCGCGAAAATCTTGTCTTCGTGCGCTCGAACAGCCCGGACAAGATCGGCCGCATTGACCCACACGTCGCCGCCGGGCTCGTTATTCCCGCGGGCGTCCGTTTCGTCATCGTGAGTAAAAAACCGGATTTCGTCGATCTGTTCGATCGGCACCCCGGTTTGCGTTGCTTTCGTTTTTGCCATTGTTACCCCGGATAATCCCAAGTCCCGAAACCAGCGCGGAGGAAAAATTCGACGTTTTGCAAGCTGGGCGGGCAGTCGTCGGGCTCGCCTTCGCTGTTAGCGAATACCCCGCGGATCCTCTCGCCCGATTTTAACGGCCGGCAGAGCGCGCAAAATTCGAGCCCGGCTTCCGTGCGATAGAACAACCGACGGCCGCACTCGAAACAGCAAGCCGGGCAGCTCGCCGGCCCGGCGGGATCCCCGTCGCGGCGGAGCTCCGCGAAGTGCCAGTGCGGGATCGCCGTTGAATACTCCGCCAGATCCCAGCAACCGCCGCGCCCGGGCGTGTACCAGTGATCCAGGTACTCGACATACCGGGGGACGCCCATTTCGCCCCAGGGCAGCCGATCGACGGCCGCAGGGAACGCCGGCAGCCGGCGAAGTCGCCACAGTCCCGGCCGGAGCTCCGCGGCCGCGGCGTCGATCCTGGGCGGCAACGTCCGGAGCTTCGCCGGGGGCGATTGCCGGACGGCCGGCAGCTCCCGGGGAGCGTCCGGCGCTTGCAGTTGTGCGGCGAGCTGTTCCAGGATGCTAGGCATTTTCCCCCCTGAAAAATTCCGCGGCGTCGGCTTCCGCCTGGGCGGCCTCTTCCGGCGTGTACTCCCGCCGGCTTCGATTCGCGTCGATCGTCCGGATCCGCAGATTGCGGCCGCGATTGTTCGAGCGGTTCAGGTCTTCGTGATCCACGTCAAGGCAGAGCGGCAGCTCGATAAAATTCGCTTGCCAGTTGTCCGCGTATTTTTCGATCGCCCGGAGCTTGGCGACAACCAGCCGGTGAACGAGCACATACTGCCGCCGCCGCCAGCGTTTGACGGGCTTCCCGTGGTGATTGCCGCTAAACGTCGGCCGGCCCCGCGGCGTCCGCTCGACATTCAGCGTAAAGCCGGCGTAGCCGTCTCGATCGATATGCAACCGCCGCTTCACTCGCCGGCGGAAATTGGTGAACACTTCTCCCGTCTCGCAGCGCACGTCAAGCGTCCCGTTGCGGACGCATTCAGTAACGAGCGACAGCGCCGGGGGGTCGCTTCGATGCACTCGCCGGCGGCCGGTCGAGTACGGGCTTGGGCTTCGTTTTTTTCGGGCCATTATGTTTTTCCTCCCGGCAGCTTCTGGGGATCGGGCAAGAGCTCGCGACGATCTTCCACAGTCAGCGCGTCGCTTGTCACTTCGCCGCGCAGCTCCGCAAAATTGACACCTTGCCGGAGCTCGACCTCGACCCGCCGGCCCCTCCCGTAATGGCTCGCGAAATTGGCAAGCCGGACGATCAGCAGCTCCAGGTCTCGCGATCGCCTTTCGGCGCTTTCAAATTCGATCCGCTCAAAATACACGGCTTTCATGTTCACTCGCTCCACCTGATCGCCATCGAGCTTGAATTCTGACATAGCAAAAGCGTTTCTTTCGCGCGAGTCATTGCGACATAAAAAGACCGATACAGGCTGTTCGGATTGTGCCCGAATGTTTCGCAACCCTCCGGCGACAGATCCGGGAACAGCAACACAACGTCGGCCTCTCCGCCCTTGACGCTATGAATTGTCCCCAGGATTAGCCTGGGTTTTTCAGTCAGCCCGCGCGGCCCCTTCCGGCCGATAACCGCGAAGGGAAAATCGAAAGCTTTCTTTCGCGATCCGTTCAGCCGGGCCCGATACCACCCCAGCGGATCCCCAGTTAGCGCCGCCAGCTCCGATAAGCCGGTTTCGGGATGCAAGAGCGGCCGGAGCTGAGCAACATCGACCACCGCTTCACCGCGGGACGTTGCCAGGGCTGCCAGTTGTTTTTTTGCCCCTCGCGCCATGAACCCGTCCAGCGTCAGCGGATCCGCCCAGCTTTCGAGCTCTTTCCACGTCCACAGCCGCGCGGCGTCGCCGTAGAATTTTTCGCTGCAGCGCAGGAACGCCAGCAGCCGTTGCGGCGACGTGATCCCGTTTCTATCGGCCAGGGGATTGAAATTACCGCGGTTTGGCGCGTAGGGATTGTGAAAAGGAATCCCGGCTTCGCGCAGGAACTTGACCAGCCCCGCGAGCATATATTCGCAGCTCGCCAGGATCATTACCGATTTGCCGGCGTCGGCGAACTCCATCGCCTTCGCGACAATCTTGTGCTGATCCCTTACCCGGATCCACTCCCGGCGAACTTCGCCCGGCTCTTGCTTCGGTAGGTACTCCACAACCCGGCGATTCTCCACCCGCCCTATCATCCCCATCGCCGCGGCGTGAACCGCGATCGGCACCCGCCAGGATTGCTTCAAAACAACGTAATGGGATTCGGGGATTTCCTGAGCATAGAAAGCTTCCGGCTCCGCCCCGCGAAACTCGTACAAATTCTGATCCGGATCCCCGCAGACGATCAGCCGGTCGACGCCGGCGGACCACTTGCGCACAAGCGACAATTCTAAGCGATCGTGATCCTGCGCCTCGTCAACAAAAATCACATCGGGATTGTAGGGCGCTGCCGGAACGTCGCGGAGGCATGTTTCGACCAGATCGGTAAAGTCGAACAAGCCGGCGAGCGTTTTCCATTCCCGAAACTTCTGGGCGAAAGCTTGTATCTCGACAGGCCAGAAAGAATCGGCGACCATCTTCGCCCGCAGCGCTGAGTAGGTCGCATAAGTCCCGTCCCCCATCCCCGCGCGTTGCCTACCCTCTTCGCTGGAACTCACGAACGCCGACGGGGACAATTCCCAGGCTGGATTTAGTTTTGCAACAAACTTGTTCCAGTCGTCGGTGTGCTCTTGCTTCGCAATCATTTGCGGAGCACCCAGGGAGCGAAAGCAATGGGCGTGGAGCGTCCCGACTTGCTCGTCGCTGAATGGATAACTAGGGGTCGAGCTGTCGAACTCGCCGTCGTCATCCCCGACGGTATCGGCCGGGCGGAAATCCAGCCGGCCGGCGATTTCCGCCGCCGCGGCCTTGGTAAGCGACGTGATCAGCGGCCGCCGATTGTTCTCGATCGCTCGCTTTACTTGTCGCGATAGATATTCGGTTTTGCCCGTTCCAGGCGGACCGATTACGCGAAACTCGTTTGATTCTTGTTCAGCCATTTTTTAACCAGTGCAAAACTTTCCGGCGATCGAAAAACCACCCAACCGGGGGCTGTCGCGAGCTCGCCGGCCGAAAATCAGCTCCAAAGTAACGGCTAGCCGTTACTATCTCTCCGCGCAAGTCCTTATGGGGCCTCATGTAGTAACAAGTAAAGTAACGGGGGGGTCGAGTTGCTTTTTAGATTGCCTGGGGGGTCGCACGTGTACTATTACTGCGGCGCAAGTCGGCGTCACGGACCGGCGTCTTGTCGGGGGCGTCGGCGATGCAAAAACCTTCGGCGCTGTTCGCCCAGTAGCTCCGCGAAGTCTTCCGGCTTGGTATCTGGATCGTCACTTGCACGAACCCGCTTTGCTTTAGACCAACATACAGATCAGCGCCGGCAACCCCGCGATCGATTTCGCTAGCTAGCCGCTTTAGCGCGGATCCCATCACGTGCAAGCGGCCGTCGCAAATGAACGGCCGGCCGTTCATCGCGGCCTTGATCCGTCCGGTATCGTCTTCGACGTGATACCCGCCGGAGTGCCGCGAAAGATGCTCTTCGATAATCGATCGAACTCGATCGCTGAGCTCCGCTTCCTGAACGTCGTGAAAATCCCGGATCGCGATCAGCCCGGAAACGATCGCGCCCCATTCTTTTTTGAGCTTGCCCGAAACAGCGACGAACCGGCCGGCTTCCGCCATTAACCGCTCGCACAGTCTTTGCGGGCTCGAATGGATCGCCCCGGCGTTGCCGATGATGATTTCCAGTACCTTGTCGTGCTGTTTGATCAGCAAGCTATACAGCTCTTCACGCCGGCCCGTCTGCCGGAACCCAACCACTTGAACGCCCAGGAAGCTACTCACATTCTCTAAGACGATCGCGCGACTCACGTCCCGGCCCTCGCGATCCGCCGCGCGGACCTCGACAGCTAGTTGATCTATCGCCTGATCGTTTTTGGCGGCGCTGGCATCGACCACCCGCTTGTCGTGAGCCTTGCCAACCGTGAGCTTCAAATAATCTTGAACCCCGTTAGTCACTCGCAACAGCTTTTCGACGTGATCGGGAAACTTGTCGCGAGCGAACGCGACCAGCAGCGCCGCGGCTTCCTGGTCGGTCCAGCCGGCATTGATCGCATAGTTGGCGAGGGCCATATCGTATTCCGACGGGCTCGCCTTGCTTTCCTTCCCCTGAAACAGCTTGCAGAATTCCGGGCTTGCCGCCATCAGATTAGAAAGCTTCACCGCGGGGGGCTCGCTTGTCGCCGTCGCGTATGTTGCCACGGCCGGAGCTGCCGGCGTCGCTGGCTTCGCCTTCTTAGGGGCCCCGGGCGTCGCGGCGGGCTGCAAGAGGGATCCCGTCTGAACGTACCCCTCGATCGCCTCGAACGTATAGCGGACCAGCTCGCCGGCCTTAGCGGGCGGATCGACGGCAACCAGCCGGCCCGGATGCTTCGTATGGGGCGTGCCGGGGATCCGGAGCACTCGCGCCAGGTCGAACGTTGAATCTAGCCCGTACCCGCCCAGCTTGAGAAGCTTCGTTTTTAGCATCCCCTGCCAAGCTTTCACCAGCTCGCCGGCTCGCGCCCGATCGTCGTCGCTTGTGATCGGGAACGGCTTATCAAACAACCAATAAACATGCACCCCGCCGCCAGTGACAACCCGAAGCGTGGGCGGCGCTGGCATCGCCGCAATTACCCGCTCGACAACGTCCGCCGGCGGATAGTTTTTTTTGGCGTTTGGCTTCCCTTCGTTTGGCTTGGTCGCGTAGTCGATATCGGCCCACACGCCCGGCACACTGGAAACGTCCGCGATGGATCCGCGGCCGGCGGCCGGCTTGCCCATCAGGCAAACAGAGTAGTAAGCATCGAACGGGCCAGCGGCCGCCGCCGCCGCGAACTTGTCGACGGCCTTATCGTCGCCGGGCTTCGCCCAGATCGTCGCTTTTGTATCGGATCGCCAGAGAGCAACGACGCCCTCTTGATCCGCGCCAAACATGGCGCGCAGAAATTCCGCCGGCTTCATGCGCTCGCCCCAATCGTCTAGCCAACCACGTAGACCCATCCGGCGGGCCACATACCCGCCGGAGTTGCTAGATCCGGCGGGCTACTCGACAACCGCGCCGTCCACCGTATCGGGCTCATCCTCCGGCAGCTCCGGCGCTTCGAGCTCTTCCTCTTCGTCGATGAAGTCGCCGGAAACTGGGGCCTTGCCGACAATTACTTTCTTGAGCGTTTCGGCATACTTCTGCAAGCCCTTTGCGGCTTCCGGCGAAATCGCCCCGACATATTCGGGGATCAGCTTAGAGTATGCGATTCCGTCGTTGTTCTTGTCCGCTTGCAGGCGCAACCGCAGAACGGCTTGAAACATATAAACCGGCAGCCGCATTAGCCACTGTTTGATCCCTTTGATCGACGCCGGCGGAGCCAGGACGACAAGCGGCAGCCGATCTTCCGGCCGAATGATCAGCAAAACGCGCATCTCCCGGCATCGCTTGCCGCGGCCTTGCTTGCCGTTGGCGTTCACCGCGCTTCCGAACTGGTTAAACGGACAAGCCCCACAGTCGCCGCCTGGGGATCCGATCCCGATCAGCCCGTCGACGGAATAGCATTGCGGCGGGACGCCCGTCGGATTCGGATCTTCCCAGTAGCTCCGGCGGATCCCGATATGCAAGACGATCCCCTCGATCGACTCCGCCGGCTTGATCCCTTCGAGCGTCGGGACGTTGAAAAACATTCCGCCGCCGGCGGGGATCTTCACGCGATCCAGATCAAATTCGCTGATCTGTTCGCCTTGTAGATTGTAAATCATCGATTTTAGCGACGCGCTGTCGTTGATCAGCGCGTAATTGCTTGCGTCAATCATCGCGAGCGACCGGGATTCGGGGGCAACATTCGCGGGAGTTTGAGCGGCCGCGGCCGCAGTTTTCTTAGCCATTATTTCAACACCTTAAAAACGGAACAAAAAACGAAACAAGATACACGGTTTCAACGGGGATTCACTTCACGGCCGGCGGATCGTCGACGACGCCTTCCATCTTGTCGTCGGCGTAATCGTCCGGCAGCCGGCGAGCGATCGCGCGGATCAGATCAGCCCGCTTAAGCCCGGCCGTTTCGGGCTCGCCGTCGATCGTCGCGATCTGCTTGCGGTGAATTTCCTTGAGCTCCGCAACGGACAGGGACGAAAGCCGGATTTTTTCGGGGGACGGACCGGGCCCGCGCGCTGCATCCTTGGGCGCGAGCTGATCGCGGCAAGCTTGCAAAATCAGATCCAGGGGGACCGCTCCGGCTTCCGCGCCTAAGTGCCGGAGCACGGCCGCCAGGGCTGAATCCAGATCGTCGGCAAGCGTAAAGTATTCCTTGGCCTTGAACTTGACGATCAGCAATTGCCGATCGTCGCCGGGCTTCACTTCCGCGACAGCTTCGGCGAGCGTAGAAAATAGGATCTTAGACGACATAGCAAAACCTTTATGAAAACGGGAACAGGCAGAAACCGCTAAGCGCTCCGCGCGCCCAGCTTGTATTGTTTTTCGACGTACAGAACCGCGCGGAGCTCCGCCGGGATCCCGTCGATTACTTTCGCCAGGAGCTCCGGCCGATCGCCTTGATACCGATCGTCCAGACAGCCGGCCGGACAAGCCCGGCCCACAGCTTCGACGCCGTGAAATGTCGAACACTGGCGACAGTAAGCGCGATCGCCCAGGGCGTCAGCCAGTCCGGCCGTCGCCATGAACTGCTTGACGGTAGCCTTGAGCGTGTTCGCGTTCACCGCTTGCCCGATCAGCTCCGGCATTTGAATAACCTTGAGCACGTCGGCAAGCTGTTCCGTGTCGATCCCCTTCGCCTTGCTTACAATCCAGTCCTCCGCGACCGAAAATGTTTTTCGCGCGCCCGACTCGCCCGCGACAGTGAACCGCGGGACGCCGGCCGTGCGCATTGCTTCGAGCATCCACTCTTCGCGGTGTTTCATCTTGGCCTTGAGCTTGTCGGCTTTTGTTTCGAGCTCGTCGAGCTCTTCCATGAATCCGACATATTCCCGCCCGACGCCGGTCAAGTCAGCGCCGGCCAGATTGGCGTCGCCGCCGGCAGCTTCCGGCCGGATCGCGTTTAGTTCGGCGTTTGCGTCGTCGATCGACTTCGCAAGCCGGGGATCCGCGGCCGCCGGGGATCCGCTGGGGCGGAGTGTCTTGACCGCCGTTGCTTTCTTTGCCATTGTTCAGCCTTTCAGATTTTGCCCCGCGCCGAAACACGGGTCGGAAACTTACCACCCGCCGCAACGTGCGGCAAGTCGTCTTTACTCCACGCCAGTTGCGCAGGCTTCGCAGCGATCGACGGCCGCGCCATGAACGCAGCGACGCGCAGCCGCGGCCGCCTGGGCGTTGGCGGCCTCGAGGAGCACTTGCGCCGCGAACTGCCCAATCGGCATCCCGGCCGCCCGGGCCATCTTGACAATCCGGCCGTGCAGCTCGCGCGCTAGATGGATCGTGAGAAACTTCGTTTTGCGGTTTGCTTGTCTCATCGGGACAGCTCCGGCTTGTACTTGTTCAACAGATCGCGGATTACGTGAGCGACGCGCAGGCATCCGACTTGACAGAGCGGCATACCGTCAGCATCAACCACCCATTTGCCCTTGCTTTGCTGAGTCAAAAACTCGCCGAACATGAAAAATTTCCCGTCGGCGTCGCACTTCTGCGCAAGCCATTTGCAAAAATGCTGGGGATCCGCGACATAGACCAGCGCGACAAGAGAATCCTCTTCCTTGAACGCGAACGGCCGGAGCGGTAACAGGGCTTCGTTATATTCGGGCCCCGGGACCGCCGCGCGGCAAGGATAAGCTATTTTGGCGATTGTGTTCATTCGTCTTCCGTCCATTGCCGGAGCGTCCCGGCGCTGATTGCTTCTGAAATGGAATCGACAACCCGCTTTCGCGCCGCCAGGGCTTGCCGGATCTTCCGGTCAACAGTCCGGCGGGCGATCAGATGATAAAACCGGACCGGGCGCGACTGCCCCGGGCGATTGAGCCGCGCGAGAATTTGCTCGTAATTCCCCAGGCTGAACCCGATCGAATACATGAACGCGATACAGCTTCGCGTGAAGTCCACCCCGACGCCGCCGGATTGCTCCTGAACCGCGAAGACCGCGAACCCCTCCGGCAGCTTGCTTTCGCTGGTTAGATCTTTCCGCGTCCCGGAAACTTCACCGCAAGCAAACGGCCGCCATTCGCCGGCCGCGATCAGCTTCGCCTTCTTGGCCTCGCGAGCTGCCGGCGTCATGTTCGCCGTACCGTTGCGCTCATTCTCGATTTTTTCGGCCACGCGCCGGACAGAATCTAAGTCATATCGGTACTTGCAGAACACGCAGACGGGCTCGCCCTCCGGCAGATCCCGCAAACGATCGGCCAGCAATGCTTCCTTCGCGTCGTTCAGAATTTCGATCTTCGGCCGCGGCGTCGCCGTCGGGTCGAGCTCTTCGCCGATGGCCTCATCGAGCGGCAAAAATCCGCTTGTAATCTGCTGCGCCCGCAGGAGCTTAACCAGGGCGTTGTCGACAGTGACAACGCCGCCGGCCGTGATCGTGCAAAACTCTTCCCAGAGCTCTTGGTAGATCGCTTGCGACTTTTTGGGAAGATCGAACTCGATTTCAATATGCTGGACCGGCGGCAGATCGAGCACTTCGGACCCGATTACGATTGCTCCCGTATGGTATCGTTTGCGCAGATCCGCTTTCCTGCGCCACCCCAGGAACTCGCCGAATTGTCCCGTTATCGCATAGCGTTTCTTGAACGCGAAAAAATTGTCCCCGAAAATGCTGGGATCGACGAACCGGAACGGGCTGAACAGATCCGCCGGGCTGTGCGGCATGAACGTACCCGACAGCGCCAACCGCATATTCGACCGCAATCGCAGCTTGGCGATCAGCTTCCCAGTGACGCCGTCGGGATTTTTCGCGCGGTGCGCTTCGTCGCAGATAACGGCGTCCCATTGTTGCAGCAGCGCCCAGGCGCTGAACTCCGGCCGGATCGCGCTTTCATAGTTGATACACGTAACGAAATTGCGACCGGCCGCGGAAACGTACCCCGCCGCCATCGCGAACGCCGTCGCCCTCTCCCGTTTCTGTTTGACTGTCATTCGATCATCCAGGATCAGCACGTCGCATTGTGGGCCATGCTGCCGGAACTGTCCCCGCCACACGCCGAGCACCGTCGCCGGGCAGAGAATCAGGACGCGCCGGGCGTTGGCGTTCACGATGGCATCGATAGCAACCTTGCTCTTGCCCGTCCCCATTCCCATTGCTAGCCCGGCTCGCCAGTTGCGCCGCCGGGCGAAATGGTAGCCCCTGAGCTGATGGTGCCACTGATCGAAAACCCGCCGCTCCGGCTGCAAGAGCTCGCCGGCTTCGAGCGCGCTGGACGCCGCGAAAAAATCCGAATCGTCGATCGTGCCGACCAGCGCCCGCAGCTCCGGCGAGCAATCAACGGGCATCGGCGCAGACAGCAGCAGCCGGGCGGCGCTTTCCTTGCTCGCCGGCATTGTGTAAGCCCAAGCGCCCGGCGGCCACGCCGCGAACGTCGGCTGCCACTGCGCGCCGGTTTCCTCATCCGCCCATTCGCGCAGCCCCTCGCAGAA